AACAAGCCACAATGGATAGGGTTATTGAACTTACTAAGTTAGGGTTCACTAAAGACGAAATATTTAAAATCATAGGTAAATAAATTTAGTAAATTAAAACAGAAAAATATGAAAAAAGTAATGGTTCGTGATAGGGAGTTTTTCTTGGCAAACAAGGAATACCTCGTAAACATTAAGGCAGATTTCGATTATGTAAGTAGTGGGAGTGTAAACACTATTATTTACGGCGATAGGGAGTTTACCTATGTAGATTTAAGCAGTAGCGGTGGGCGTGGGCATCACTTAAATAAAATGTTTATGAAAGATATAGATAATTTTATTGCTACTAACGAGCAAAACATACCACGTTGGGATAATAATTACCGAGAGCAAATGTTTAACCTTGATGCCATTGAAAAAACACTTAACAAGCAACTTGTAATGATTGATATAAACGATTGTTATTGGCGTACCGCCTTTCTACTTGGGTATATTACAGAAAGCACTTACATAAAAGGCAAGAAACGTAAAGATTGGAAAATCGGGCGTAACGCTTGTATTGGCTCATTAATTAAAACGAAAAGCATACAAGGGTTTACTAATGGTAAAATAGACCCCGATAAGCGTAGGATTATCCGCACCCCTATTGCCTACCAAATGATACGCAACCACATTATTGGACACGTTTTTAAGATGTTTGACACGTTGTTTCAACAGATGGGTAACACGTTTTATATGTTTTTAACAGACTGCCTTGTAACAAGCTACGATAAAAAGAGGCAAGTAGAGGAATATTTTGCATCAGAGGGTTATAAAATTAAAAGTAAACCCATTGAATTTACGGCAATAGACAGAAAAAACAAACGTATTGATTGGTTTGATTTTAGTGCAAAAAAACAAGGGTACGCTGGGGCTATCGTAAAACAAGGTATTGATAGGTATTATATGTATAGCAACGCCCAAGTTGTTCAAAGTACATTAATTAGCACGACAGAGTTTTTTAAGTAGTTTTTTTTACCCTATTTTTATATAGATTTTCCACTTTTTTTACCCTTATTTTCACCCTTTAGGTATGAAGTTATTAACACTTTTAATATCTTTTTAACACGATTTGTAATTAGTATTAACAAGTTATTAAATGTGGTTGCTTATTATAAATTAATTATGTATGAAAGGCGTTAGAATAATACCATACAAAAAAAGAACTATAATAGCTACTATTTATATAACTTGTTAATAACTTTTTAAGTAAGTGGGATAAGGGGTTTGGGTGTTTTTTTGTTCCTTGTTATTTACGATTAAAAATAAATTTGGTGGTGTTTATTTAGTTTGTACATTTGTGTATTATTAATTTAAAAACATAAAAATATGGCAATCAAGCAATCATCAGAAGTAAGACTTCAAATTGACCTACGAGGTCCGCAAGGCAACGCATTCTATTTATTAGGAACGGCTGAGTCTTATGCAAAACAATTAGGGTACACGAAAGAAAAGCGTACCGAGTTAATTAACGAAATGCAAAGTAGTGATTACGCAAACCTTATTGAAGTGTTTGATATGCACTTTGGCGATTTTGTTGATTTAATTAAATAACCCTTTAAATATAAACGATATGGCACAATTTATAGAACTTGAAAGTTTAAGTAATGGTAGTAGCATCATTATAAATGTTAATCACATAGGTCATTTTTACGAAATAGAGGCTAAAAAATCTGACTTTAACCCACAACCTCACCACACAAAAGTTGGCGTGACAACGCATAATAACGGAGGTTTTGAAGTGGTAGAAACTATACAAGAAATATTAAAACTAATTAATAACTAAAATTATGGAAAAAGAAAGGGTAGGCAAAGGGTACACAATAGATGATTTAGTAAAAATAGGCGACCAATTACACGATAGTTCAAGTGCAATAGTGCTTACACTCGTTAAGCATAATGACGGCACTTGCACAAGTCTTGGAAGTGCAACTGGTACTAATAAAGATTTAACTATGTTGATTATACAAGTATTAGAAAACAGCCCCGAACTTGAGTCGCTTTTTTACGAGGCATTAGTGCTTAAGAAAATGCAAACATTCAGCAAACTAATAGACCAATTTAAAAACAATACTAATACAGACACTAACGAAAATTAAAAAACAACCACAATGGAAAATTTCACAAAATACTCAGATGACTTTTTACTTAAAACAATTCTTTACAATGAGGAAGATAATAACGAGTACTCATATTGCTTATTACATAATGATTTCCTTAGGCTAATTAAATACGTTATAACGAAATACATTTACAATGACGCCCAATATGAGTATTTAAAACAATCATTTGAAAAAGATTCTAAATACTTAAATTAATATGGCAAAGAAAATTCAAACCACCGAAAAAGAATTAGCGTCAGTTTACTTTACGTTATCTAATATGGCACTACTTCATTTAGTTCAAAACAACCGCAACCTTATAAGCGAGTACCAAATAATTAATAGCATAGTTTGGTCAGAAACAGATTGTGGTATAGAAGAAGAGTTAGATTATTGGCGTAAAGAAGTTAATAAAGCCGTAGAGGGTAGTTACGTTTATGATGAGTGGCAAAAGCAACGTGAAAATTATATAATCAATTAATACAAATCAAATAAAAACCAAAAAACAAGAAAGTATGAAACAAGGAAAAACAATTCAGGAATTGGCAGTTGAAATTCAACGTCAGCAAGATGCAAAAAGAGATTTTTTAATCTCAACAGACAAAATCAAGGCATTCGTAAATAATGACCACGTTGAAATTGGCTTTGGTATTAAAGATAACGATGAGGAACTATTTACCGCACCATTAACACGCAACGGACACAAGCAATTAGGCGGTTTTTGTGATATCCCTAAAAAGTATTACGATATGATGTTGGCTCATCCAAGTTTACTTGCCACTAATTTACAACACTGGTTAGAAAGAAGTAGCGGTAAACGTATGGTGCGTAGTTTAGATGGAAACGTAAGGGCGTTTTTAAGTGATTCATATCGTAGGTTAGATAATTATGATTTAGCCCAAAATGTTTTACCTATGTTACTTGAGGCAGAGGCTCAAATAGAAAGTTGTGAAATAACAGATTCTAAGTTGTACATTAAGGCAATAACGCATAAAGTTCAAGCCGAAGTAAAAACTGGAGATATTGTTAGTGCTGGAATTATTATAAGCAATAGCGAAACTGGTCACGGAAGTTTAAGTGTTAAACCGCTTATTTACCGCCTCGTATGTAAAAATGGAGCGGTTGTAGATGACTATGCAATGCGTAAATACCACGCTGGTAAGCATACGGATATGGACCAAATAGAATTTAGTAATGAAACCATTAAGGCAGATGATAAAGCGTTTTGGTTAAAGGTGCGTGATTTAGTTAAGTTTAGTTTAAATGAAACTACATTTGAAAAAATAGTTGAAAGTATGCGTGAAAGTACCCAACGTAAAATAGAGGAGCCTACAAAAGCAATTGAATTAATTACAAAGAAGTTTAATTTAGGCGATGCAGAACAACGAGATGTTTTAACACACTTAATACAAGGTGCTGATTTAACAAGTTGGGGTTTAGGAAATGCGGTTACTCGTATGGCACAAGATGTATCAAGCTACGATAGAAGTACAGAGTTGGAAACAATCGGCTACCAAATTATGCAACAAAATTGGAACTAAAACGTACCAAGATATAACAAGAGTAACGCTTAATGAGGGCGTTATAATTGTGGAGGGGGGTAGTGGTGTGGTTGCTACGAACCCCCCTTTTTAAGTTATTAACATACACAAATGTATAACGCTAAATTTGTATATTTGCCTAACAAAAAAAATAAATAAGTATGACAAGAATCAATGTTGGCATTCCGCCAAGCGAACTAACTACAAAGCACCTTATAGCAGAACATAGGGAAATAGTACGCATACCGAACTGCGTAGCAAAAGGAAAGTTTAACCTTAAAGACCAACCGAGCACCTTTACTTTAGGCAAAGGACACGTCAAGTTTTTTTATACAAGGTTAGCGTACTTAAAAAAAAGGTACGAGGAAATATACGAAAATTGCTTACAAAGAGGTTACAATGTCAGTTACTATGGGGGTGCGTGGGATAACGTGCCTTTACAATTAATGAACGATTACCAACCAACCGCTAATGATGTGGAAATAATTAAACAAAGAATAACCGAAAAATTAACCCCTAAAGCACAAACCAATGCAATTATTTGAAGATGATTGGGGCGTAGACAATAGTCCGCCCGATAACACAGAAATTACAACAACAATCCTTTATTTTAGTAAAGAGGAACTCGCCAAGTTTAAGTCGTTGTGCAAAGTCGGTATTAAAACAATGTACGGCAATGATGCACAAACGAAAGGTAATTTAAGCGATTTTTTATTAACCATTTTAGAAAACAACTATGCAAACATACACGCTGAAAAAAACAATGACAACTCAGCAAGTTGAGAAGTTAAAGGCAACCTATTTAGATGACAATAGTTACGATATGTTAATTGACCACGATTGCGATGGTTATAGTACGGCTGGTGAATTATTGTTTAAGTTTCGTAAAAACGTAATACCAATGGATATATTAGAGGTTGGTTATAACGCTTTTAAAGATAGTATAGCACTAACCGATGGGCGTGGCACTGCAAGTGGTGGAAACCATTTAAGAGTACGCAAAGATGGTACTATATCTAACATAAGCATAAGTAATAAAGTTTATAGTGGAAATGTAGGCTATATGGATGCTGGTGCTATGGTGCATTATTGTAGAAGAACCGCATTTGCTCGTGACCACTTTGAAAAGTTTACGCAAGGCGTACCATTTGTAGAATTTGTTGATGCTAAATATAAAGAACTTTGCCCCGAACACCACGCAAAACAAATGGCTATCGCAAACGGCACGAACACAAACTATCGTATAGGTAAAACTTCATTTACAACAGTCACTGTTAATAGGAATTTTCAAACTGCGGTACACCAAGACGCTGGCGATTTTCCTCAAGGTTTTGGCAACCTTTGTGTGTATAGGAAAGGTCATTATGATGGTAGCTATTTTGTGTTACCCGAATATCGTGTAGCTATTGATTTACATAGCACAGATTTACTATTTGCAGATGTACATAAATGGCACGGAAACACACCTTTTAGAGAGTGTAGCGAAGATTATATGCGTATAGCCTTTGTAATGTATTATAGGGAGTATATGTACCTCTGCAAACAACCAAGAGAGGAATTACAAGCAATTAAACAAAGTTCAACTGGGTATTTAAAACTATAAAAAAAGGCAAAAATGGAAACTACAAATTACTACGGAACAAACAAAGAAATGGATATCTATGAAGATATACAAATGGGCTTTACGCAAGATGAAGAAGGTGACGAGTTATGCCAAATATTGTTTAATTCTAATCAAGATATAGAAAGTATATTGAACAAATGTGAGCATAGTGGAACATACTCGCAAGATGAATTAACCTTATTTGTTCAAACTGTTAGAGAGCAAGGTATATAAACAAATTTAAAACTATAAAAATGGAAACACTTAGGTTAAAAACTTTAATGACGCCTAAAAAAGCGGAAACATTAAAAGCAAAGTTTCTTGACGATAATTGCTATGATACTTTAATTACACAAGATTGCGATGCTTACGACATTAACGGCAATATGCTGTTTAGGTTTCGTAAAAATGTTATACCTTACGAATTGCTTAAAAGCGGTTACGATGCGTTTAAAGGTGCAATTAAAAAATCTCACGGAAGAGGTTTGGCATCAGGCGAATATATAAACCCAATTAAAAAAGATGGTACAATATCTAAATTTGACATTTCCCCAACTGTCGATAGTGGCAATGTAGGTTTTTTAGATGGGCGTCCAGGAATTGGTATTACTGCGGTATGTAGGAAAACGGCATTTGCACAAGAGTACTTTGAAAAATACAAGCAAGGTATCCCTTTTGTAAATTGTATAGATAATTACTACCAAGCATTATGCCCTGGACATTATAAAAGACAGATAGCCATTGCAAACGGCACGAACGCTAATTATAGGATAGGTAAAACCGCCTTTACAACAGTGACTGTTAATAAAAACTTCCAAACCGCAGTTCACCAAGATGGAGGTGATTACGCCGATGGTTTCGGTAATTTGTGCGTTTATAGGGAGGGCAACTACGATGGTTGTTATTTTGTATTACCTGAATATAGGGTTGCTATTGATTTACAAAATTGCGATATGTTGTTTACCGATGTACATAAGTGGCACGGAAACTCACCATTTAAAAATACAAGCGAAGATTATTTAAGGGTATCTTTTGTTATGTATTATAGGGAAATGATGTATAAATGTAGGCAACCTATTGATGAGTTAGCAAATATGAAACAAAGAGCAACTGGTTATTTAACACTTTAAAAAAACAATATGGAAAATAAGTATTTAATTATAGGTGGGTGCGGTGTTGGTAAAACTTGGATAATGAAAAGTATTATAAAGCATCTAAACCTTACAGAAAGCGGTGCGGTAGGCTTATTACAATTTACAACAAACGGCAAGGTAATAGTAACTGGAAAGTACGATGGAAGTGTATTTGAGGGTAGCGATAAATTAAGTATGGCGGTTATGCGTGATGTTGGTGCTTTTTTAGAACAACATAAAAACACGCTTACTTTTTTTGAGGGCGATAGGTTTACCAACGGCAACTTCATAAAAATTGCAAACCCGATAATATTAAAAGTTAGCGGTGATGGTAAAGCTGGTAGAGAACAAAGGGGTACGCAACAAAGCAATAGTCAAATAGTGGCAATAAGGACAAGGGTAAGCAACATACAATACGACTATTCGTTTGAAGATAGCCAACAATGTTACGATTTTATTCTAAACATTTTAAATGGAGAAGTGCCACAAAGGAAAATTAAACCAACACAAGAAAGTTTATTCTAATGCTAACAATAATAAACCTATATACGATAAATAAAATATTTACAGAGGTGGCAACAATTAAATTGTGTACAAACGCAAAGATGCTTTATCTAAATTGCTTAACGCACCACTTTAAAGATAAAAAACCTATGGTGGTGAATGCCGTAGCTTTTGATTTATTTATTAGTGAAATACCGCAATACGAGAAGTACCAACGCTTATTTGAAGAATTACACAAAGCCGAGTTAGTCATTATAAGGTACGATGCCGTAGGTTTTGTAAACGTGTGGGGCAAATATATAGATAGGTCGCAACTTGAAAAAGTAGGTGCTGATACTTATGTAGCTGGTTTTCAATTTCAGGGCGTAAACGCTTTTATAGATGAAATGCGTAAAAGTGCAAGTTTATACGAGTTATGCCAAATGAAACACAAAATAAGTTTAAGGCAAGTTGAATCACTTTTGGAGTTGTTTTATAAAGAGCAAATTAGTATATCTAAGACGTATAACGGATATAGCGATTGTGCCAAGCATTTTATAAATTGGATACCCAACAATACGAGTAAAGCACCGCAAGAAAATGTAAAATCAAAAAGCAAACTATTAGGCGAATAATTAACACAAATGTATAACAATATGGAAACGTACAAAGAACAAGTATTAAGCGAGTCATTACACCAAATGGCTGAAAGCGTTGCTCAACTGGAAACTGAAAACACCAAACTGAAAAAAGATATTGATAAACTGGTAGCTGAAATAACAATAGCTAATAAATTTATAATATCACAAAAAGAGTATTACGAAAAATTAACCAATAAAAACCAATAATTATGACACCAAAAGAAAAAGCAAAACAATTAGTAGATAAATTTTATCAAACAACTCCTAATGAATGTTGGATTAATCAACCATTAGAATTTAAAGAAGAATATAAAGCCTGGGAACAATCTAAACAATGTGCTTTAATAGCAGTTGATGAACTTATAAAAGAGCAAACAATGTGGCAAAACGGAGAGGTAAACCCAGTTTTATATTGGCAAGAAGTTAAACAAGAAATAAATAATTTATAAACCCTAAAAAACAAAAAAATGAAACACTCAATTATCTTAAAAGTAGGCGAAAATTTAATTTACCAATTTTCACCACAAGCCAAGCCTTTAGCAGAACAATCTTCATCGACAGTAGAATTTAACAGAGCCTTGCCCGAGTGGGAGCAAACCGCTAAAAGCTATTTAGTTAAAAGCGAAGACATACTTGATTTACAAGCCTTTTTAACGCAAGATGGGATTACAACAAAGGGCATACCAGTACCTTATGAGGATATGCTAATTTACGCAGATGGCTTAAAAAATTATGCCAAGTATAATAAAGGGGGGCAAAACAATGGAATACAAGTTGTAGACTTAAAACCAAAAGTTAAACCGCAAGTACACGCAGAAAATACACCTATGCCACAATCGGTTAGTAGGGAGCATAGATTTTTTATTGAAGTTGCTATTGACGATGAAAATGGCGAACCTTACATTATTTTTAAAAATGATGCACCGCCAAATAGTATGGAGGCTAAAATAATGAAGTCCTTTATTTTAAAGGCAAAGAAAGATAGCGGTATTGAGATTAAGCAAGGCGAATTAGATACAATTAAAATTGTATTAGGTTAATAAATAAATTTGCATATAACAAACAATTTTGTACATTTGTGCAATAGTAATAATTTAAAAAAAATAAGTATGAACGTAGAATTAAAAGGCACTGTAAAAGTAATTTTCACAGAAAAACAAATCACTGACAATTTCTCAAAAAAGGAAATAGTTGTAACAATTGACGAGGATGGCAATTATCCACAAGACATTATTATTCAGGCAACCAACACGCACATTGACAAACTGAAAGACGTACAAGTGGGTAACAAGGTAATCGTAAAGTGTAACCTAAAAGGAAACGCAACAAAAGACGGCAAGTATTTTAACCAACTGAACTTATGGGAAATAGAAAACAAGACAAACCAATAGACGTTTTTGTTGAGGGTAGGTTGCAACCACAAGCCATAGATTTAGAAGAGGCTATTTTAGGTGCTTGTATGTTGGAGTATGAGGCTATCGGTATGGTTGTAGGCATACTAACAGCCGAAACCTTTTACAAGCCAGCAAATGTCATAATTTATGGTGCTATTTGTGATTTGTACAAAAACTCAAACCCTATTGATATTTTAACAGTCTGCCAAAAATTAAAATCTTTAGGCAAACTTGATGAAGTAGGCGGTGCGTTTTATGTTAGTAGCCTTACAAATAGGGTTGCTGGTTCTTCAAACATTGAGTACCACGCAAGAATTGTTGTGCAATACTATTTAAAGCGTAGGTTAATAGAAATAGGGCATAATAGCATACGAGAGGCTTATGATATGGAATCTGATGTTTTTGAGGTTTACCAACAAAACGTGCAAAAACTTGAAGGCTCGCTTACTTCTGTTATGAAGTACGAAGTTAGCGATATTGCCACTATCCACAATAGCGTTTTAGCAGAAAGTATGAGTGTTGCTATTAGCGGTGCAAAATCAGGCGTTACAACTGGCTTTAGAAACCTTGATAACTTTACTAATGGTTGGCAAAAAAGCGACTTAGTTATCGTTGCTGGGCGTCCAGGGATGGGCAAGTCTGTTTGTGCTTTGGCTTTTGCTTTAAACCCAGCGTTAAGGGAAAACATACCAACCGCAATATTTAGCTTAGAAATGTCCAAGGAACAAGTTGTAGGCAGAGCACAAAGTAATTTAAGCGGTATAAATTCAAGCACAATTATTAAAAAGCAATTAAGTGTAGAAGAGGTTAATACCATAGAGCAAAGGTGCAAGGATTTAAACACCGCCCCAATTTATATAGACGATACCCCAGCTATGACTGTTATGGAATTAAAAGGTAAGGCAAGAAAGTTGGTGCGTGATAAAGGGGTAAGGCTTATAGTTATTGATTATTTGCAATTAATGGTTGCAGATGTTGGCAAGGGTAGTAGGGAGCAAGAAATAAGCAAAATAAGTCAAGGGTTAAAAGCACTTGCAAAAGAACTTAACGTGCCTATTATAGCGTTGAGCCAATTAAGTAGGGCAGTAGAGGCGAGGGGTGGCGATAAAAAACCGCTATTAAGCGACTTGCGTGAAAGTGGTAGTATTGAGCAAGATGCCGATATGGTTATATTTTGTTACCGCCCCGAGTATTATAGCATAGATAGTTATGAAATAGGTGGGGAAACTCTTGGTTGTGATGGTTTAATGTGCCTTATAGTTGCAAAGCATCGTGCTGGTAGTTTAGGTGAGTTGCGTATGGGTTTCAATGGCGACCTAACAAAATTAGAAAATTACGATACGTTTATGGAAAATAAGCGTATGGCAAACAACCCTTATTCGCAACAAACACCAATGCCAAAAATACAAGAGAATACACAATTTTTAGAGCAACCCAATATACCAGTTATTGATTATAACGATAACGATAATGATTACGACGATGTACCATTTTAAAACAACTATTATGCAACAAGAAATAACACCATTTTTTAAGGCACAAGAAATATTTTTAATGTTTTTTGAACAAATACCCGATTACGTTGATAGGGTTACAGCAGAGGTAATTGCTAAAGAAAACGCACTAAACTCAGTAAGGTTAATGCTTGACGAACTTAACCCACGATGTTGGGGTAGCGAAATCGAAAAAGCGATAACAAGATACAATTATTATACAGAAGTAGAAGACCAATTACAATTATTATGAAAAAACCAAAACCAAAAACAAAAATGTTTGGCAACCGCATTAAACTTATCCTAAAAGAAAAAGGAATGAGTCCACAAGAGTTAGCCGATTTAACCGAAACAACACCGAGTCATATTTCAAGGATTATAAATGGGCAAAGGCGTTGTATAAGTTTACCTATCGCAATTAAAATTTCGTTAGCATTGAACACGCCAGTTGAGGAAGTGTTTATTTACAAAAAAGAAGTTTTAAGCAAAGAAGTGCTTGACGAAGAGTAGTTAAAGTGCCTAAAATAAAGGTTTACAGCTATTGTTAATAAATATTATTGTACGTTTGTGCAATGTATTAAAATAATAGTTATATTTACAAAACTAACATAAAAATATGCGAAAATGGATTACAAAGAACTAAGAAAAAAAGGAATAAAAGAACTCAAAGCACAAGTAAAAGAATTGTACGTTGGGCACGCTGACTTAATAAAAGAAATTGTTGAGGGTAACACTAAACGACAAATTGTAAAAAACGCACTTGCCACATTAATTATGGAAAAAGCGTATATGTATAACGAAAGCCAAGAATTAACGGCAACACAAACAACGACCATAGTTGATTATAGTAAACCCAAACCAGAAATAGAGTATGTTAAAGATACCTTTGAGGAATACCTCGGTAAAAAAACACATATATCTGCATCTAACATTAAAAACTTTTTACACTCACCACGCTATTATTATTATAAGGCTTTTGAGGAAGTAAGGCAACCAAATAAAGATAGCGAAAGACATTTTCCTATTGGTAGTGCGGTACACGAAGTAATATTAGAGCCTGAATTGTTTAAAAGCAATTACGTTATTGCACCAAAGTTTGATATGCGTACAAAATTAGGCAAAGACTCTTACGCTGAATTTGTAGAAAACTCAAAAGGCAAAACAATTTTATTTGAGGACGAGTATGAAATGGCGATTAAAATGGGTTTAAGTGCAAGTGGTAACGATACATTTGTAGATTTAATTAAAGATAGCTACCGAGAATTAAGTTGCTATACTATTGACGAAAAAACTGGGTTGCCTTTGCGTATGCGACCTGATAGTTTTTCTAAAACCAAAAGCACCATAACCGATATAAAAACGTGTAGGGAAAGTAGTCCAAGCAAGTTTAAATGGGATGTTAGGAGTTTTGGTTACGCAATTAGTTCCGCCTTTTATATGGACTTCTTAAAGCGTGAGAACTATGTATTTTGTGCCATAGAAAAAGCACCCCCTTATGAAACCGCCCTATACGTTTTAGATGACGAAATGGTAGAGTATGGTCGTAGCCAATACCGAATGGCGTTAGATTTAATGAAGTGGTCTATGGATAATAATTATTGGTGTAGCTATAACGAGTTTGAGATACTAAAAGAGTGTTACGAACTTGGCAATTTAGATGAGTTTTTTGCAATTAAAAATGCAAGTGAAAAAATAACAATATTAAAGTAATAAAATGAGCGAGAAATTAGAATTAGTAAAAAAATGCACCTTTGCAAAAATGCCGAATTTAAGGCAACACGATTGGGACGATATGTTAGAAAGTGATGGGTATGTTACTTTTTTAAGCGGTATAGAAAACGCAATGGATAGGCACTTATTAATGAATTATAAAAAATTCCACCAATTCCTAAAAGGTAATTATAGGGAAAAAGCAAATGGTTATGACGAGTGGATTGATTTAAAAAGGGGTGTTATAGTAAGTACAGAACGTGTTTTATTAGCATACAACGAATACAATGCGTACAAAGAAAGGCAACCAAAACACTTTGAGGATGATGGTGCTTATGCCGATTAACGAATTAAAATATACAAAAATGGAATTTGAAGAACAAATAACAGATGTAAAATTGGTGATAGATACAACACCAAGAGTTTATGTAAAATGGACTAATACCGAAGAAGGAAGAGATAATAGTGATTGTTATGAACGAATTGTAATTGGAGAAACTGTAATTTACATGAACACTTACAATAGAAATTCATCAGTTATTTGTGGTCATCCATTTTGGGATAAACTTGAAAAGGTGTACAATGTTGCGTTGGCAAAGCAAACTTGAAGCTAACGGACGAGTATTTGCGCTCGTTTTAATGGCGCAAATACTGTGTTAGCTTTAGTTGCCTTGCGTAGGCTTTTGAAAATGAATATTAACAATTAAAAACAATAGAAAATGTATAAAGTAGATTTAAAAACACTAAACGAAATAACGGCAACGCTTGACGCTTTCCTTGATAAAAGTTACTACGCACATACTGGTAGCGAAGTTATAAATGCGATAAAGTTAAGGGCAAAAGCAAGAAAATTAAGCCAAAAGATTAAAGACGAGTACACTAAAATAAAATAAAAACCAAAAACAAAAATCAGTATGAAAAAACCGCTAACAAATCAAGAGGCGAGGGTTGTGCAATACCTTGTTAATCGCCAAAAAATCGCAACAGAAAACATTGCAAGGGTAACTGGAGGCACTTACAAGCAAGGTGCTAACCTATTATTAAGAATGGAAAAAGAGGGTACACTCGTAAAATTAAAAAGGGGCGTTTACTCTTTACGCAACAAGGAAACAATAGCCTTGCAATCAGAAATTAAGTTTAGAAAACCACGAGTTACTAAAGAAAAAAAACAAGTATCACCCGAAATTTTGGCAAGGCTAAAACGTATGCGTGATATTAGGGAAAGAAACCGCCAAGAACGTATAATACAAGCGGAAGAAAAAAAGCTGAATGCAAGTCGTACATTGGTAGGGTACAAACTTATCAAACAATACCCACACAGCCCTTATGAAATAGGTGATAATTTTGACACAATTGATAGTGGCGATTATACCCTTTACGAAATGTACCCTGAATTGTGGCAACCAATTTACAAGGTTATAAAACCTGAACCAAAACCATTAACCGATGAGCAAAACGCTCTACTAAAAGAGGCAACTGAATATGTAGCGGTAGCGATGGGTTTAATTAAAAAAATTGAAAGTTTAAATAATACAAACAACTAAAAACAAAAAAAGATGAACGTAGAACAAGAAGAAGGAGTGGTAATACAAGAAGTACAAGGTATGGACGTAGTTTACCAACAAGACAAAGCAACAATAGATATGCAAATATCTACCGCTAAAGCGTACCCACGCAACATTAAACGTGCTACCGAAAATAGCATAACAGTAGTAACAATGGATACCGATACGGCATCTACTTGTACCTATGCGGTTCCTCGTGGCGGAAAACAAATTACTGGTCCATCAATACATTTAGCAAAAATACTCGCACAATTTTGGGGTAACTTGCGTATTGAGGCAAAAGTAATTAATATTGATGCAAAGCATATTACGAGCCAAGCCGTTGCATACGACCTTGAAAATAACCTTGCAATTAAGGTTGAAGTAAAGCGTAGTATTACGGGAAAGTATGGTAGGTTTAATGACGATATGATTACCGTGACTGGCAACGCTGGAAATAGTATTGCTATGCGTAATGCTATTTTATCGGTTATACCAAGAGCGGTTGTTGATAAGGTTTATAACGAGGCAAAGAAAACCATAACTGGTGATATTAGCGATGCCACTAAATTAATGGCTAAACGTAAAAAGGTTTTAGACCAATTTAAAGACGTTTACAATGTTACGGAGGCTGAGGTATTAAAATCTATTGGCAAAGCATCTATAGACCATATAGACGCCGACAACCTTGTAACCTTAATTGGTATTGGTCAGGCTATTAAAGATGGAGATACAACCATTGAGGAGGCTTTTAAAAGTAAGGTTAAGGATAAAACCACAACCGCAACGGCAACGGCTAACGTAGAGCCAATAGAAATTAAAGAAACCCAAGCGTTAAAGGATAAGAAAAAACCCAATAGCGAGTTGCCACTTAACTAACAAAATTTAGGGTGTGTCTTATCAACTTAAGATGCACCCTTTTTTAAAACAAGACTAATGAAAAAATTACAGATTATAGCACTATTTACCCTTACAATAGGGTGGTTTCCTTTTATGTGGATAGCAGTTTGGGGTAGTTGGAATAGAGAATATGCAGTATGGATATTGTGTTTAGGTATAATCCTATGTATATCCTCTGCACTTATCTTGGCACAAGTATTAACTCAAAAAGCATTATGGCTTAACCAAGAGGAACTTGATAAAGAAATAGAAAAGTTTAGAAATGCCAAAGCAAAGTATGAAAAGGCTACTCTTGAACTTGTAAAAATGCAACAACTAAACAAACAAGACTAATATGAAAACAAAAGAAGAAATAGAACAGTTAGCTAATGAATATGCAAAGCAATTTGATTATGCAGAAGATAGCAGTCCATTTTTGGATTATATTGAAGGCTATGAACAATGCCAAGAAGATATGGCTGATAAGAAATATACTTTAGAAGATATGTTTAAAGTATGGTTAAGATGTAGAATTCATAGCGATGAACAACAATTATCTTATGAAAAAGAATTATTTAATAATTTTATCAACTCACTAAACAAACAAAACTAATATGAAACTAAAAAATGTAGTTAATACTCAAAAAGCATTAGCAAATTTAAAAGATGCTATTGAATTAGAAATGTGTCATCTTGATATTGCTGAAAGGTCAGAATATATAGAGTATTTTGAAGAAATTGAAAAGGCAATAATTGTTGTTCAAGATAAATTTTTCAGAGATTGGATTTACAATAACCAATTAACTAAAAACAAACAAGACTAATATGGAAAATACAAGAAAAATACAATTAGAAAATGCAGGAGTAATTGAAGTTTTTGAAGTGCTTAATAAAACAGGTGCTGAAACTGGTGATTTAATATTTGACCAAACAGAAACTAAATTTCATCCTGTTTACAGATTAGGAAATACAAATATCTGTTTTGAGGAATATTTTCAAGCTAATATTCACAAAGTAGTAGGCTCATCTCGACTAAAAGATAATTTACCCTTTAAATAAAACAATATGACAACAGATAGAATTAAAGAAATACAAGAAAAAACTGCATATCCAAATAGTGTAAGTGTTCAACAAGCCTTATTGCAAGTATGGAATGAATGTGAGCAAGATATGGCTGATAAGAAATACACAGAGGAAGATATTAGAAAAGTTATTGATGAAACAATAAAGGCTTGTAACATTTCTCAAAAGGAATTTTATGGAGATTTAGAAATTGATACTGATAAAATTATTAACTCACTAAACAAACAAGACAATGAAAAATAAAATTTTAGCACTATTGATTTCTTTAGGTAGCATATCGCTATTCTTAGGGTTGTTTCTGTTACTAATTATCTTTCCTGAAATGTGTGGGTATTATGCTGGTGCATCTATGCTTTTTTTAATATATCAAGGTTATAAATTTTGGCTACAAAAACTAAATCGTAAAAATAAAAAAGACTAATATGAGAAAGATAATGTACTATGCTTGGATAGGTTTCTGGATAACACTTGGGTTGCCTATTGTTATGCTTATAATTGTAGCAATATGGTTTCAAGATAAATGGCATAAATTAAATTGTAAAAAATGTAAACTAAACAAACAAGACTAATATGAAAAACCACACAAAAGTTTATATGCAACATTTTAATTATGCTGGTGACGAGTTTATACCTTGCGAATGTTGTAGTGCAAAGGCGGTAGATATACACCATATACACGCAAGGGGGATGGGCGGTAGCAAAAGTAAAGACGATATAGAAAACTTAATGGCGGTTTGTAGAACGTGCCACACAAAATATGGGGATGCACCCCAACATTTAGATTACCTCATAAAAAGACATAAAATAGCTTTAAATAAAATATGATGGAAAACATAGTAGAAATTAACAACTGCAAACATTATTTAATCAACCAAGATGGTAGTAACAAACCATATTTTTTTGATACCGCATTTATGGTAGAGCGTGATTACGATATTAACCACCCTTTTGGTGAAGTGTACCGCCCAAAACACGTTATAGACACTCCAATACGTTTTGTAAGGCAAATGGACAATAGTGCGTTTATATTTAAAACAACCGAGTGGAACGTACAAGGAAACCCCTTTGCGTTTAAAAAATATACAGAGGAGTTTTATGTACTAAAAAAAATATTAAAAGTAATATTCAATGGCTAAAAGGGTTCAAAATAGTTTGGGGCAAGTAGTTGTAAACGATGGCTCGGTGCTTAATATACCAACTACAAAATATGAACTTGACAATACGAGGGCGTACATTATTTTTGATGTCGTGCCAATGGGTGCGGTAAGAATGACAAAAAGTGATACTTGGAAACTTAACCCAAACCACACAGACCCAAACAAACGCCAACGCCCAGCGGTAACAAAATATTTTGCTTTTAAAACCTTGTTGCAATTACAAGCTAAAAGCATTAATTTTACGCTCGGGAAGTGTATTGATGCAGTTTACCTTGTACCAATGCCTGATAGTTGGAGTAAAAAGAAAAAAGATAGTATGAATGGTATGCCTTGCGAAACAAAACCCGACACCGATAATATTACCAAAGCCGTTAAAGACACATTGCGTAAAGAAGATGGTGATATTTGGTGGGAAAAAGCCGAAAAACGATGGGCGTACAAGGGTAGTATAATAATTTTTAAATAACAACAAAAAACAAATAAGTATGGAATATACAGATTACAAAAAAATAGAAAAAGAAGTTTTACAATTTAAAACAAAGTACACTAATGGTTTTATTGGTTCTGAAATTACAGAACTTTTAGAAAAACTCAACATTAACGAAAAAAGGTTCAACAAGGCTATGGGTGTAAACACTTGTATAATTATTGATGGGCAAATTATAACTTACCACACAGACATTATTAAAGGTATTGTATGTGCCATTGAAGATAGGGGGCAAAACATACTTGAGTGGGATTAAAAACTAACCAATAAAAACAAATAAGTATGAAAGTGCCAAGAAAACTTAAAAAGAAAGCCAAAAGAAGTTTAGAACTTGCTTACAAATGTAAGATAACAATAAGGCTGGTTAGTGTTGAAAATGGGATTAGACATTGGGAGTATAAAGAAATTAAAAATTTTAAAAACAAATAAGTATGAAACAGAATGATATTTTAGGTTGTATAATGTTGCTATCAATAGCATTTATGGGATTTGCCGTAGCGGTCATATACACAATTTTTGATTATTTGAAAGACAAAATCAATAAAAACAAATAACTATGGAAAAAAACAAAGACAATGGTTGTATTAAAATGTTAGTAAGCCTTATTGAGTCACATAAAAAAGTTAAATCTTGGAATGTGGATAACGACAACAACACACTTGTAATTAAGTTAGAAGAAGAACTTGGGGTTTATGATATTGACGTTTTCAATCACTTTTTAGGCGACCTAAACGAAGAAGATGTGTTTGAAACTAACGCTAAATTTGACCACAAAAAAGATTATACAACCATTTTTACTAAACTAAAAAACAAATAGGTATGGACAGTGTAGAAAAAATAAAGTTTCTTCCTATGGGCGTAAAATACCTAAAGAAAAAGAAAAAGAATAAAACCAAAAAAAAGAAAATGCCTAAAATTTTTTATGGCTATAATACAAATAAATAACCAGTTATAACCAGTTACTTTTAACCAATAAAAACAAATAATTATGGACACAACAATTTTACAAGAATTTATAGTAGAATTAAAACAAATTGAGGGTAATATGAATAACTCAGCCTTTGTGCCATCTTTGAGAAAAGACCAAGTGTGGATAATAAATGAAATTATAAAAATGGCAGAACAAAAAGTATTAACAACTAAAAAAAAATAAAAATGGAAAACATAGAATATTATATGGTACACGTTGTCGGTAAACAAAGCCCTATTAAATTACATAGTAACCAATTATCAGCAGAATTAGAGGCTGAAAGACTTGCAAAGTCAGAAAGAAGGGAAGTGATTGTATTTAAAGCAATATCAAAATTTGAACTAAAAGATGTAATAAGAATAGATTTAACAAAATAAATATGAAAGAAACGATTTACATTAGTGGTAAAATTACTGGGCTTGACTTTAACGATGCCTACAAAACATTTTTGGACGCACAAATTAAATACGAAAGTGTTGGCTTTGAGGTTATAAACCCTATGCGTATAAACCACGACCACGATGGTAGTTGGGAAAGCTATATGAGGGCAGATTTAAAGGCTATGATGGGTTGTACACATATTTATATGCTAAAGGGTTGGCATACGAGTAGAGGGGCTAATATAGAGTATAATTTAGCAAGGGAATTAAATTTAATTGTAGTGTTTGAATAAAATGCAATGCGACTCAATGCCTAAAGTTAATATGCGAAGAAGAAGTATGTCAGCGACTTTTGGTGTTGTAAATTCTATGAAACCACTCCTTTTAATACTTTCGGGTGGCGGAGAAAACGGTCAAATTGCTAAATTATAAATAAAGAATATGAGCACAAGTAACAAACATTTATACCATTGCCTTGATGTAATGAAAGCCGACAACAATTTATCGGAGGAAACTAAAATTATAATGTTCGTAGAGTACGCAAGGTTAGTCGTTGCAGAAACAGTGCCTACGAATTGGGTAAAGTATAATTGGAATGATGTTGAAAGCCGACCAAAAGAATATGGTAGATATGAAGTTTACCGCAAAAGTTGTAAAAAGCAACACTATGAAGTTTGGAATGGTATGGGTTGGGCATCTAATAATAACGACATTACCCACTACCGACAAATTAAACCCCCAAGAACCGAATTGTACTAAAACAAATGAATTAAATATTTGCACAAATATACAAGTGTAGAAATAATTTAATTTTCAGTTGTTTATCATTTAAAAGTTTTATACCTTTGGTTTTTAAAAAAATTGAATGGCGACAACTAATGGAAAAGATGGTGGCTTACTAAAGGGCAAACGCCACTACGATAAGAATGGCAAACCTCTCGGTGGAATTAAAGCGGTTGTTTCAGACACTGGACAAGCGGTTGAGTTGGAGGGCGGTGAGGTTATTATTAATAGAGAGGCAAGTAAAAAACATTGGAAAGAACTTAGTAGGATTAACCAAAGTGCTGGCAATGGTGTACCAATCTTGCCACCAGATAGCGTTGAATCAAATACAGATGAGTATAAATTAGGCGGTAGAACTATTGAGTTTAACCCTAACCACTTACCAAATAAGTGGGTTTATGAATACGCTAAAAATATTAAAGATAAATACCCAAAAGTTTGGGACTTAGGGGGCAACCAATTCGGTAATGAGGCTTTTAAAAACCTTGAACGTGCTTTAAAGCGTGGTTATTGGACAGATAACGAGGAGTGGATGTATGTTAAGTGGCAAAGTTTTAATGCAAGGCATAAAGGCGACATTAGGATTGCTGGTATTATCGCAAATTTAAAATGGCTTAACAAAGTAGAAAAAGGTTGGGGTTATATGAAAAACCTTATTGAAAATGAAATTGCTAAAAAATACCCTAAAAACACTGGTTGGAAATTTAAAAAAGGCGGTGAGCTTGCAAAAGGTATTAAGTCAGAGCAAGAGCATAAAGGCACGTTAGAAAAACTTTATAAGCATAAAATAACGCCAAGCCAAGCACCAACATATATTGCAAAAGACCACTTAAAAGAAGATAAAAAATACTACACCAAGCTAAACAAAATGGAAAAAAAGTTTACTAATGGTGGCAATTTACAAAAAGCTGGTTTAGGCTCATTAAAAGTTGGCGACAAGGGTACATTTAAAAACCAACAAGTAGAGATAGTACAAATTACAGACGATAGGATATACTTTAAACAAGGCAATGATACACTTTATAGGGGTATAGAACGCTTTGCTACACGCTGGAAAGATAGCGGTGGGGGTAAAGCAAAGCCGAACACTAAAGCAACTCCAGAATTTAGGCAAGGGCAATATGTAAGGAACATTGGCTCAACAAGATTATTTAAAATTACTGCTATTGTAGAAGATACAAAAACCAATAGCGGTTTTAAATATAAAATAGCATCTGTATTAACTGACCAAGACGAGCCCGACTTTATACCGCAAAACCAATTACTTGACGCTTTAGCTAAACATAACTTGCCGTTTATTGAGGCTGACACCATAGTAAACGAGTACAACCAAGATATGACCATAGTTAAAATTGATGAACAGAATGGCGGTCTTATTAAGTTTAAAGACGACAACCAACAAGTAGTTAAGTATAATGGGGCTGATTATTGGCACACATCAGATGTATTATGGAATTTACAAGTTGGTGCTTGGAAACTACATAAAACTGGAGTGGTAAAACCAAAGGCGTTGCCTCAACAACCAACATTAGATTTAAATTTAGGTTTTGCTATTAACACACCTACTGGGCAAAAGTCAAAACTCACATATTTGCAACAAGGTTTAGTTCGCACCGATGCTTTTAAAAAGTATTTTGGTGATTGGGAAAAATCGGCAAAAGATTACACCGCAGATGGTTTTAAAAACTTTGATACACACTACAAAGGCGTATCCAAAGTAATTGATTTAGTAACACTTGAGCCACGCCTTATGTACCACGGAACAATGACAGAAAAAGAGTTTTATGTTTTTGATGCAAGTCGTAAAAACAAAGGTAGACCTTATTCTTATTTTGCACAAAACATAGAGTACTCGCAACATTTTACGCAAAGTTCACAACGTAACAAAGGCACAGAGGAGGTTTTATATAAATGCTTTTTAAGGGTTCTAAAGCCTTTTAATGCAATAGGAACAAACTTTGAGGCTAAAAAAGAAGAGTATGGTTGGTGGGTTAGTGTTATTTCACTTACAATAACGCAAGATAAATACACTATAAACTATACAACCGAGCAATTAGAAAAAACAATTAAAGCGGTAGAAAGCCAAATAGGTGCGTACATTAAAGAAATTTGCGGTGGTAATGGAATGTTGGCACAACCTTTTTGGATATTTATGGCTCGTGATAAAAAAAGTACGTTTAAAGCATTTTTAATGTCTTACGATTACGATGGTATAAACTATGCCGAAAACTATACCGAGCCTTACGATGTTAATAACCCATCAGAGTACACAATGGCGGTAACGCTTTTTGATAGCGACCAAATTAAATTAGGGGATGGTAGGAATTTAGATTTTGACAAAATGAATCCAGATATACGCTACGAAGAGGGGGGCAACTTGCACCAACAAGAAAAAACGCACCAACCTGAATTAGATAAAAAGCATAAATTAGGCAAGGCGTTATTCGGTGATAAATACCAATACGAAGATGGCGGTAATTTAATAGCACACCCAACGCACCATTTAAGCGAGGAAAGGGCTTACGTAGACGATATAATAGCTAAAATGAAAAAATAAAATGGCAAAAAAAACAACAAAAAGCTACATAAAAAAATTTGATGAGTTCTCAATATCTATGTGTGATTTTTTATCAAACTACGAGGATTTAACTTATTACGAGGCAATGCTTTTGGTTGCAACACCTAAAAGCCAACTAATATTAGATGAGCGTTGCGTTGGTGACAATGGCACTATGGGGTACTTGCAAGATACCGCTAACCTTTTACTTGAAGATGGTTTTGAAACGCCTTATGAAATAGGTGATAATTTTGATAATTCAAAAGGTGGCGATTTAAGGAATATTGTAAATATAGATGAAAAGTATATTTATTTTGACACCGAAAAATCAAGGGCAAGGGGCATAAAGGCTTTTAAGTACAATAGAGGCACTTTTGATAGGTATATTGATGCTGGGGTTATAGTTATTAAAAAGCAAACCCAACAACAACCAAACGAATACGCTAACAATACGCAAGATGAACTTAAACAACTAATAAAAGCATTTACATACCTTGCACAAAAGGGTGATAAAGAGGCACAAGAAGAATTAATAATTTTACAAAAACTAACAACAGAAAACCCTAAATTTAAAACTGGCGACAATGTTGTTGTTTACGATACAAGCGGTACTAAGGCGATATACAACGCAGAAATAAAATTTATTGATAAAGATGGCTATGCTCGTTTAGTAACAGATACTGGCTTCGTTATAAGTAAAGTAATAACAAATGAAAGCAAAGATGTTAAATTAAAAACAAAATAATAAAATAAAAATGACAAAAACAGAGTTAGAAACAAAGTTAGCCGATTTAAAATTAGCACTTTCAATAGCCAAACCAAAAATGAAAGCGTCTTTAGAAAAAGAAATTAAAGATACCGAAAACGAGTTGGCAAATTTAAGCGTTACACCCACACAAAGTAACCCAGACTTCTTAGCAACTGTATTGGGTACTATTGCAACCCAAATGGGAAGTGGAAAAGGTAGTGGGGTAGATTCACCACAAGTCCGTGCAATTATTAAAGATTATTTAGGCAAGGATAAAGTTCAATTAAACGAACTTGACCAAAAGATTTTGGATGAAATTAAACGTAACCAAATGATTACTTTGGAACTTCCAGGGTATGCCAAAAAACTTGAAGTGGGTACAGAACAAACTGACATTCCTAATTTTTGGGAAATTGTTGATGATATTTTAGCGGGAAACAATGTTTACTTAATCGGCGAGGCTGGTGGCGGTAAAACATATACGGCAGAACAAATATCTGCAATTATTGGGCGTAAAGCGGTTACATTAAACTGCTCACAATATACAAGTCCATTAGAAATTTTGGGCGGTCAGTCAATTGATGGTTTTAAAGAGGGTAAACTAATTGATTGTTGGAAAAATGGTAAAATATTAATTATGGATGAAATGCCAAAATTAGACCCAAACACCGCTGGTTTATTTAATGACGCACTTGCTAAAAGCACCAAAACAAAAACAAACGCACAATCAAAAATTAATAGTGCAAATACAGATGAGCCACCTATTGAAAGGCATAGTGATTTTGGTATTATTGCCACTGGAAATATTTACCCAAACACCGCACCGCCCGAGCAATATCGTGGTAACAACCAACAAGATTTATCTTTATTAGACCGCTTTAGTGGTAGTGTTTATTATACAGAGTTTAATGAGCCTTTAGACCAAAAGATGTGTCGCTTTGAATTCCTTTATAAATTTTTGGTTGGTAACTACCACGAGTACATAAGAGCAAAACAAAATAACGGCACAATGCCAACACCAAGAGGGTTAAGAACTATTATTGAAGATAACAATATGAAAAACCTTGCCCTTGTTAGTTATCGTACCGAAGTTAGCTTTAGGGTTGCTTTTGAATACGAGTTGGTAAGAGCCATTGCTCGTAAAGAGGGTAAAGATGTACAAGTTATAGGTAAAACCCTTGCCAAGACATTTGAAAGCTATATGGTAGCGTTTAGAAGTAATAGGGATACTTACAATACCCTAATTACACAGACTGGTTACACGCCAAGCTACATACAAAATTTAGTAGATGATGCCATTGAAGAAATTACTTCAGGCGAGGCTGGGTTTAAAGCGTCTTTAACTACAAAAGCAAGAGAAACCGCAAACCCAATTTATACAACGTACAAAGATTTTTTAGTTAGCGAACAAGCAAAAGTAAACCCATAATGCAAATACAAGACCCCTCATATTACAAAAGAAAGGAGTTGGACGCCGATAGAACCGCTTTTTATTTTGATGGTACTACCGACTATAATAGGTTTATAGCAGAAGTAGAGGCAAACGCTATGGCAGACAACAGAAGTAATGCAAGGCGTGGTTTTGAAATGCTAAACGACACGAATTATGTACCAAATATTATTCGTAGGAATGGTGCATCTAAATACGGCACAACCGATGCAAGTTTGGTTACTAATGCAATTAGCGGATATTTATTCAATAACGAGTTAGATACCTTTATTCAAAATGTAAGGGATAGGACTGTTAATGTTGATATTGTTGATATTGACCAAGTTAAAAGCATAAAGTTTACCGAAATGGAAATTGGTATTTTTAGCTTTGATTTAGCATCTTTGGGGTTAATTCCCGTAATGGAGTATTATAGCCCTTTGCTAAAAAAAATAGTTAGTGGAAACTTTGTATTTGCACATAAAGACGCTAACAACAAACCCCTAAAAGACGCTAATGGCAAGACTATGTTTTACCATATATTTGTAGCCGAGATACCAAGACACGTTGTTGAATTTGATGGCGGTAAAAATGGCTATTATAGTGATATTTTAAAAAGGGTTGTGGAAAAAGAAAATTTAATTTTTAACCAAACCACAAACCAATTTATTTACCCACAAACGCCCGAAATACCGCAACACGATGTTGTGCAACAACAGAAATTAGATGCAAACGGCAAGAAAAAATGGTCTACAACTTGGAAAAAATCATTTATACATATCCCAAAAGTTAATAAACCACTACCTCGTATTGATATTATTGTGGCAAGTAGTTTTAGTTGGGGCGTAAATGCCGAAAGCGAAATGATTTATAGTAGTATGTCGGCAATAGCACTTGCAGAGAAATTAAGCAAAGCAAATGTAAATTACAGAATAATAGTTGCATACCCTTTGGAAACAAGCGGTAACGGAAGTACGAAACAAATATATAGCTATGTAGTTGCAAAAAAAGATGGCGAGGCTTTAGATAAAAATAAAATAGCCGTTTTAATGAGTGATGGTAGGCAATTCCGTTACAACCAATTTAAAGGTTTTTACGCAACCCAATACGATGCAGATTTTGACTCAAGAATAAGTGTTGATGGCATAGGGCAACCAATTAACGATAGCTTATTTGTAGACAAGCAAACCGAAAACGAGGGTAGTGGCGACAAATATATAATCCGTAACCTTGATGATTTAAGCCAAAGCACAAGGTATTCTGATGAATACGATACACCGCAAGATGCCGTTGTAGACATTAAAGCAAACGGATGGAATATTGATAGGGCGAAAATTGCTTATATGGACTATTTAGCAACATCAATAAGCCCTGAAGATGTAAGGGCATCTAAAAATTGGGATAGCAAAATTTTATTTAGCGGTGCATTAACAGAAGACCAAGCCACTAACCAATACGAAAGTGCAATTAGAAAAATATCAAACTTAACATAACATTATGGTAGAGGTAACGCAAAAGCAAAAGGAAAAAATTGAAATGTACCAAAAGCAATTTGAGGAAAACATTGCCGAGTACGAAAATTGGGGAAGTCAGCAAGATTGCCGTTTTGGTATTTATGTTAGCGAAAAACCTGAGGATAAAAACGTAACGATTGTTATGATTACTATTACTGGCATAAGCGATACCTACCAAACATATAAGGCAATAAATAACATTATGGTTGAACCCGATGGTGAAAGTTGCAAATTAACCGATATTTACCCAAAAGAGTACGTTTTGGACTACATAGAAACATTAAAAAAAATAAATTAAATGGGAAAACTATTAACCATACTTGGAATAACAGACCAAAGTAACTTAACGGAAGATGTTTTAACTGCCGAAAATTTAATTATCGGTATGCAATATATTTACGAAAACTCACCTGAAAGCGAGCAAAAGGAATCGTTAGCAATAGCAATAGCCGAAACTATACGTTTAACTTTGCAACAAATTAAAGGGTTGCCACTTACACCGCCACAAGCACCGCAAGTTTTTAGCAATAAACCGAGAATTTTAACCGAAGTAGAAATGGCGGTCATTTATGGTTTAGCTTGGCGTACCGAAGTTGCTTTAGACAATAAAAACGAAATAGCAACTTGGGTTAGTCCAGCGATGGATAAATATTTTGGTAATGAACTTACACAAAAACAAATTGACGATTTAGGCACAAGGGATATGGCAGATGTAGATTTAAATTTTGTGATTAGCCTTTATATGACAACACTTAACCCTAAATTTAACAACCAACAAAGCACCCCAACACCCCCACCGCAAACCATTGTACAAGTTGGTGATATTTTTAAACACGCAACCGAAACAAAACACCCCCCTTATTATGTTGTTAATATACAAAACGACAAAGTTACTATTGCGTGGACTAAAAACTCTATGGTAAGGCAAGTTGATTACGATTTGCAAGATGTTATAGATTATATTGATAATGGCAATTGGATAAGAGTTAATAACCAACAAGCCACGCCAAAATTTAAGGTAGGGGATTGGGTTATTTCAAGTTATAAAATGATTGGTAGGATTACCGATTGTGAGGGTACAGCACCAAATTTTACTTACGATGGCGTTAAATTTAACGGCACAACTGCGTTTGCTATGATACCTGAAAACTTACTACAAAAAGTAGATTTGGCTGATTATATGGATTCTTTTAACGTAAAAGCTGGAAACATTTTTAAGTCAAAAAACGGAGGCAATTTCATAAGAATTTTGGAAACCACTAAAGATAAAATTGTTACGTTAAGTTCAGATAATGAAGGTAATATAACTGAATTTAATATAGACGAATTTATTGTATTACTTGAAAGCGATGTTATTAATTATGTAAAAGATGGTGATAGACCACTTTATAAAGTTGGCGATGTTGTAACTTGGGGTAGCGACCTTAGAGATATGACAATAACAAGCATACAAGTTGATGGGGATGGTGGTTGGTTTTATGTTGGGGATATGGAAAATGGCAAAGAAGACGGTACTTTTGAAGGTATGTTATGGCTATCTACAAAAAAAACATTACCTCAACCAACAAAACCAACCGCAAAAAAAGGCACACGCCAAAGTCCACAAACGAGTGCAAACGATGTAAAAGAGGGTACTAAAATGAAAGGTATTGACGGCAATATGTGGGTATCTAAAAAAACAAGTGCTGGGTATAAGCAATGGAAAAAAATAAAATAATGGAAAAAGAAACTTATTGCGTAGTTGTCGTACAATTCGACAACGGAGTTAAACGTACAACCGAAGTAATGCCTAAAGAACTTGCTACCCAATGGGTGCATAAATACGGAGGTAGGGCAGAAAATTGTGAAGTGTTTGAGTGTACGCCCGATGGTGAGCATTTACGCAAGTTAGCAACTCCAAAAATGGAACTTGGCGGTGGCGTAGAGCCAATTAAAAACGCTAAAGGTGAATATGCTTTATACCCTGAGAGCCCGACTAAAAAAAGTATGGGATTGCTTTTAGAGTATGGCGGCACTATGACAACAAGTGACGATGTGTCGGCTCCAATTTTAGGGGGTACAATGGGTAGCAGTATGCGTGATGGCGGTAATGTTGGTTCAGATTGGCAAGTTATGTTTGAATCAAGAAGTGGTAGCGGTAAAGTTTCAAGTGTAATTGTACAAGCATCAAATTTAGCAGAGGCAAAAAGTAAAGGCTGGGTAAAAAGTGGGTTAGATAAAAAATACTTTGCGTTTTTAACCGCTTACGAAAAAAAGGAATTTGGGGGCAACACTAATTCAAAAAAAAACGATAATGACGACATAAGCCAATATTATGATATGGAATTTGCGTTGGGTGGCGGTGTGCCAAACCAAAAGCAAATTGATATTATAACAAAAAAAATTGGGTTAAGCGTAGACAACGCTGATTATTTAATTAAACAAAGCCCTAAATTTGCCGTATGGTTCGCTGATATGATTGTAAAAGATGAGGCGAAAAACTACACAATAGGCTCAACGGCAAATGTAAATATAGATGGTTTTCAAGGTACTATTGAAATTAAAACTGAAAAAGACGCAAAAGAAATTACACTAAAAAGGCTTAATGTTACCAGTAGTTATATTAGGGTTAATTATAATTATGGTATAAGGCAAGTGCTTGATTGGTTAATGCACCCTTTAACACCAAAACAAAATTTAAGAGAATTAAGTTTTGCAGATGCCATACAAAAATCAGTAGAATTTCATAAAGAATTACAAGCATTAGGGGGTGATATAAATTTTGTAGAAGATTCAGAAAACGAAATTATAAAGCGTTACCCATTAACAGAAGAGGGGGTTGAATATTATTGGGTTGGCATACCAAGTGGGTATTGTGATATAGAAAGTAAAAGGATGGGGCATTGCGGTAGAACTGGTCACGGAGGGTTAATATCTTTACGCTCTATTAAGCCATACGGCAAAGGTCATACAATTAACGATAGCCACGTTACAATAGCTTATGACGAGGACGATAACTTGTTTTACCAAGTTAAAGGCAAGAAAAACCAAAAGCCAGCAGAAAAATACCACCCTTACATTTATGACTTAATTAAAACCCTTGCAAGTGACCCCGACCATTTATTTAAAGGGTTCGGTAGCGAGTATGCCTCAAATGAGGATTACGGCTTTGATGATATGTCGGTGGAGCAAATAGAAGAACTTAACGAAATAAACAAATACATTTTTTATGGTTTTTCTGGGCAATTAGTTCTTTATAAAGCAGGACTAATTGAGGAAAAACCAATAACGGAATTTATAATAGAAAAAAGTGCAACCTATGTAGACGATTTGCTAAGGGTTGATAGGTATTTGGGGAGGAATAGGTTTGTAGCAGATATTTTAGAGGGTGACTTGTCAGCATTCTTTTTTGATGGAAGTTGGGGTTATTACCGAGAAAACATTAAAGATTGCCTTGAAAACCTAAATGCAGACAACGAGCAAAGGGTAGTAGATGAGGTAATGCGTTTAACTAACCATAAGCTACAAGAGGTGCTTTCTAATGGCGTTTACAATTATTTAATAGGCAACGTAGAGGGGTTTCACGAAGACGAGTTTGACGAAATAAAAATGGCTTTGGCAAACGCACACGTTTCAGCAGAAGAAACCGAGTATTTACGCCACTATAACATTAAATTAAAAGATGCTTTAGATAATTTAGGGGTTATTAAAAAATTAAATTACGAGGGCGTTATAATAGAAATAGACCTATCTGATTTACTTTCAAACCAACAAATTAGTACATATATGAAGGGTTTGGGTAGTGAGGAACTTGCCGATGTGTTTTGGGGGGCGGTAGAAGATGGTAGCATTGATTTGCCTAATTTTTATATAGACGAACAATATACCGCTTACGCTGAACGTAAAGATGTAAATATATATTTTGCCAGTGAAAGTTTTTAATGTATCGGGCAACAAAAAAATAATTATAATTGTACAAAAAAATGAATTACATTTGTACTAAACTTAAAAACAAATAAATATGGAATTACAATATGAAAACGCATTAGAGGAATACAACCTTACTGTTGCTGATTTATCGGAACACGCAAAAATAGGTATTGAAAACATTAATAGTGTTCTTAAAGGGGTTAATATGCTCCAAAAAAGTGGCAAACAAGTTAGTGATAAAACCATTAGCAAAATTGAGGCTATGGATAAGTGGGTTTATTATGAAATACTTGACCAAGTAAAAGGCTCTGAAGACAATGTTGATGAGTTGCCTTACGAGGATGACGAGGTGCTTGAAGAGGCTGAGTTGTATGCCGAGCAACAAGAAGATGAGGAAGAGGAAGAGGAAGAGGAGGGTAGCGAGGATGAGCTTTATAAAAAGTACCTTGAAACAGATGAGGAGTATTTTGAGGAAAGTTTAGAAGAAAAGGAAGTGGTTAAACCAACTAACGAAGTGCAAAATGACACAAGGGGTGCGTTAATTGACAAAGAATTAGAGGTTGCCTACAAAAATGGTAAAACAACAATAACACTTGAGGAACTTAAAGCAATAAGCAAAACCGCACACAACGTAATTTTTACCAATTACGAGGAAAGTGGTGATAACGGCATAGAAACAAGTTATTACACGCTAATTGAAACAGATGACGAGGTATTTACATTAACAAAAAAATAATTATGATTACAAAATTTGACACAACAAGTACTGGAAGTGCAACTAAAGGCGGTAATGGTCTTTTATACCTTATTGGCGGTGCAATAGTTTTATATTTAGGGTATAGATATATTATTAAGCCACAAATGGAAGAAAATAAAAAACAACAAGAGCAAAAATGACGGTAGATGAAAGGCAACAAAAAGCAATCAACATAGCACTTGTAGGGATTGGTCTTATTGGTGTTATTGTCAGCGTTTTAGTGTATTTAGATAATAAAAAACACGCTAAAATAAAGGAGGAAGTAACCTTGCTTGACAAAGAAATAAAGGTGCTTGACTTAGCACTTAAAAAACAGAAAGTACAAGAAAACGGACTTGCTTAGTTTATTAACAAGCCTATGTTTGTAACTTTTTTAGTAACGAATAGTTTGGCTTTAAATTATTATTGTACGTTTGTGTAAAATTAACCCAAAAAACAATAAGTATGATAACAAATTTCGAAGACGAAACTCAGAATTTATCTGACAAGGAACTTGCAATAGTACCATCAATAGTAAAGGCATTCCGCAAGTACACAAAAGAAAACCCAATTAAATCACCCGAAATTGTAACAAGGTATAACGCTGGCATTAAAAAAGGCGATGTTATTTTAAACGGAGTGCGTTTAAGAAAAATCGTAAACCATATACGTTCGTATGGTATGCTACCCTTAATAGCTACGAGCAAAGGGTATTATGTAAGCTACGATAAAGAGGAAATAAAACTACAAATAACATCTTTGCGTGAACGTGCCAATTCTATTGAAAATTGTGCTATTGGTTTGCAAGAGTTTCTTAAATAACATTATCTATTTGCAATACGTTGGCGGTAGTGTACCAACGACCAATTTTGAACCTACTTGTTAGGTAAAATATTAAATTTACTTTAGTCCCCACTGGATGCTTATCTTTTATAGTATCATAGTGGGGTTTTTTTATGGCAAAGTTTATAAACCTCGGGTTTTCGTGACCTACATTAAGCGTTATAGAACACCAATTATCACCATCGTTACTTTCGTGTACAACTCCTTTTATTGTATTAAAGTTTAATTGCTTTTCATTTCTATTAAAAGGCAACGCTATATTATTATCCATATCTTTGTTTTAATTCAGAAAGCAAAGTTAATAAATTAATCACTTCTTTTAATGAAATCCTTTTTTGTACAAAAAAAATGATTACTTTTGTACAATGACATTACAAGGCACATAAAATATGACGGAAAAAGCTGAAATAATTTCGTTGTTAAAAAACTTACAAGTTAGCCTCAAAAAGTACACTATAAAAGAACTTAACAAGGCAATGAATAAAGTTTTAGATGAGGAAGGGTTTTATGAAAAAGTAAAAGAAGACCAAGTCGCTTTAGTTTTTCAGGTAGTATGTAACCAATACAATATTAGCCGACAACAATTAATTTATAGCAAAGCAAAGGGTGAAGTTAGACAAGCGAAAATGATTACTTATTGCTTATTACATTTTCAACTTGAATTACCAATAAGGTATATAGCAAAAAGGCTCTTTTATCTAAAGTGGCATAACAACGTGGGGATAGCAATTAAGTACCACAATAACCTAAACCCCCAAGTTAAGCCTGATAAGGAATTTATAGCTAAATTAGATGCCGTAAAACAACAAGTCGCAACGCAATTAACAACAATAAAAACAGAAAAAATATGAAAGTTTATTTAAAAAGGGGTGCATTAAATTATAAAGAAAAAAGACTGGTTTCGGCTATTGAAAAAGCATTAGAAGAAAAAATAGCAAAAGAGCCTGAACTTGCCCAACAATTTGACCCAGCAAGAAATTTTGAGGAATTAAAGGCTTTATTTGACGAGCATTGTGTTACCGATACAGAATTTATTGAAGTACCAAACGATAAAAAAGATGGTGGCGAAACAACCCACGAGGAGTTCCGTAAAAGCATAGAGGATACTATTGAAAAACCAGCACCCGAAAAAGCGTCAGAGCCAAAAACATTTATCGACCCTTTTAATGATGCCGAGCCTATTGTTCGTGATTATGTACAAAGCGGTGGGTTAAAAGAAGATGGCGAACAACAAAGTACGCAAACAGAATTTGCAGAACCAACAACCCAAAAAGGTGCGTTTGAAATGCCATCTTCAGAGGACGAAAAAGGTTCGGGTGGCAAGTCTGAAAAAACAAAAAAACCTGAACCATCAAAACCAATTAACCCGAAATTTGACGATATGTCAGATAGCAAGAAAAAACGTAGCACAAAGCGTTTTGCTAAAGTTATTATTGAGGGGGTTTGTTTACTTGCCGAAAAAGGTTGTATTTGGTGGACTACAAAAGATATTACCGAAGATAAACTTGCCCAATACGAAATAGATGGTGATATGGACTTGGGTATTTTACTTACCCTTGATGATGGGCAACAAGCAACTGTTAGAGAATGGTTTGCACAAAAAGTAAACGACACGCAAACTTTATTTAAAGTTTCCGAGACTGACAAAAACGACCTTATTGATAGCTTGTACGAAGTTATGCTTGAGAAAGGGGTTGCACCAACACCGATGCAAGAATTAATTATAAATGCGGTTAAAACATTTGTGCTTGATATGGGGTTAAAAGCGTTTGGGTTAAGTGCTCAAATTAATAACGTATTAGGGCAACTTAGGTCAATGAAAGCAAACACAACGGAATCTGATTTTGAGGATGAGGCAGACTTTGAAAACCCAGCTACCCAACAAGAAGAAGTAACTGAACTTGGATTAACAACAACTTAAAAACTATGGCAAAAGCAACAAGAGAGGCTGGTATGATGGCTTGTACTGGCGTGCAAGGGGTGGGTAAAACCTATCAAAATATGCACATTATTAAGGAGTACGTTAAAGATAAAGCTAAAACGCAAGTAAGGGGGCGTAAATGCTTAATTTTTGATACAAATGGTGAATACACCGCAGAGCAATTTGCGAGAAACGATATTCCAAACTTTACAATTAAAACTATTGCCGTTGGCGATATTGAAAATTGGTGCAAAACAGACGTGGCTGAGTGCCGTAGAGTTGATGCTAAAAACTTGGGTATTAGAGAAAAAAAGGATTGTGTGGAGTACATCTTAAAGGTCTACAAAAATGGTATGCTTGTTTTAGAGGATATTAACACCTACATTTTATCCGTAACTTTTATGGAGGAAATTGTAGGGGGTTTGGTAAATTTAAGGCACAGAGCGGTAGACGTTTTAATTAGCTACCAAAGTTTACGCCCAGTAGAGCCTCGTATTTGGCAAAATAGCCGTTGGGTGCGTATGCACTATCAAGCCGATAATGTAATGGATATTAAGGGCAAAGTAACAAATGTGACGTTATTTAAAATTGCTCAGTTATTGGTAAACAAAAAGTATTTTGATGGTGATAAGCGGTTTTTTGTTTATATACACAACTTTGCAAACAAAATACAAGGAAACTTTAAGTTAGAAGAATTTGAAGAGGCTTGTAGGCAATACCTTAGTTCTAATAAAAAATACATTAGGGAATTTAAGGAAATAAATAATTGCGATATAGACGAGGCAACCGATGGTTTAGTAGAACAATATGTACATCAATATTATCAAGAATAATGGGAACTATATTTTACATTTGGAACATATTACTAATAGTTAGCGTAGTGTTGCTATTTTTAAGAAACGATTGGCGTGAAATGTTTAACGATTTAATGACAGAATTATTTACACCAAATATTTTGATGTTTTTTGTTGCGTTATTTGTGGTTTACATTTTCTTGCCCCTTACAATACCATACTCTATAAAAAACATATTGAGGATAAAATGATAATACACATAAAAAACATAACGGCAGAGCACTTGGTTATTAAACACTTCCTTTGCGGTATTGGTTTAAAAAACTACCTTGTAAATAAAGACACCTACACAATACCTGATGCCACAGAACAACAATATCAAGAAATTGTTGATTTAGCAAAAGAACTTGGGGCGGTAAATAAAGTAATATTTGTTAAAAAAAATGGACTATAATTATGGAAGAAATTAAAAAAGAAATGGAAAACGAATTAGCCGAATTAAAAAAAGAATTGGCTATGTGCGAAAAAGAAATTGCAAAACGAAACGATAAGCAAAAAGATTACCTTTTAGAAAAATTAGACATATTGAGCGATATTGCATCAGTACAAGAGGAATTAGAATTGCTTGAAAACTTGCCTACACAAGAGCAAACACAAGAAAAACCTAAAGAAGAACCAATACAAGAAGAGCCTAAAGAAAATACAAACCAATAAAAAAAACAAATAAATATGGAAATCGTAAAAAATGAAGTAGGCGTAAAGCCAAGTGCTGGATTGTTAGAAAATTCAATGTACTTAAAAATTAGCCGTAGCAAAGTTGAAAACTTAGAAAAAATGATTGAATTGCTTAACAAACGCAAGGATATTATTGTTTCTGCAGAGGATAAATTAAACGACTTTGAGAACAACGAAAGGGCAATTTTGTTGCACAAAACAGATTATGAGTTAGCTAAACACCACACGACATTAATCGGTATTAAAAATGAGGCTAAAGGGTACACCGAAAAAGCAACAGAAATACTTGAGGAAATGGATAACAAATGGAACGAAGTTATGGCAAAGGCAAAAAAAGATGCGGTGCGTAGAAAAGACATAAGCACAGTGCTTGAATCTGTAAGTGAGGAACAACTTAACGGCAACATTGATTTAAAAATAAACCACTACTTGCAATTAAAGAGTATGGTTTATAATACTGGTACGTTAAAAAAAGCGTAAATGCTTAATAAAAGCGAAACATATAACCACGAACTATTTATTTTACAAGACCATTGCATATTCTTAAAAAACTATGCAATGGCTTTGCGAAAGAGGGTTGTATTGGTGCGTGATGGTTTTGCCTTAAAAACCGAATACGAAAAAAACGAAGTTGATGTTATTGCTTATGAAACGCTTGTAAAAATTAACACTACCGAAAAAAAAATACAACAATTACAATTAGAGTACACGCATAAGCTAAATGCTTATTTTACCGAATTAGAGGAACTTTACCAACAGTTTGAGGCAACATTAGAGTTAGCCAAAAAAATGCAAACAGAAGACATTAAGATAAAGCATATTTTGTACCACGCAAGGTGGAAACAAATAAATGATAACATAACCGAAAAAATAGCGTTTTACAAAGATTTAAAAACGGCACTATCAAATTTTGAAATAACATAATAAATTTAATTATGAGCAAAATACTTAACAACCATTCGGCATTTAATAAATGGCAAGTTTCAAGTGGGTTTAAGCAAAACAACGTGCCTAAAATTGATAAATACATCTATATAAAAAAATACACAAAAAGTTTAAAAGCAAATTTATCATATTCTATAAAGGAATTAATTGTAAAAGATATAAACTCACAAAAGGGTATAGTGCTTATAGGTTATGATAATATTGACGAAATGATTAACGGCATACCAGCCTTAAAAGATAGTAAAGCAATAAAGTTTCAAGAATTACGCAAAAGGGATTTGCTTGAGGCTTTTAGGTATTTACATAAACTAACATACGGCTAATGAAAAAAGTATCAATTTGCTATATTGCAAAAAATGATTATTGGAGTTCCGTTTATAGCTTTGAGCGTAGCGGTTTTTCCGTTGTAGAAGATGTTGGCGAGTATGTTATTAAAGATGCATCAACAAAATACATTAAAGTTGTGGGCAATGTTGAGGTTGAGTTATTAGTAGCTTTTACCCCAAAAACAGATTGGCGTTTAAAAGATTATTTTAGCAAATTAACCCTATTAACAATAGATTTTGAAATAGAGGTAAATGATGCGGTTGCCTACAATGGTTTATTTAAAAAAGCTACTAACGATTACATTTGCATACTTAATGATAATGTTTTTTTACAAGAACATTGGCTAACAGAACTTATATACTATTACGAAAACATCCACAATAGCGGAGTTGTAAGCATTTGTGATAATTTTTGCGGTGTAAAATTTTTACCGCTATTAACCACCGAAAAAGAAACATTCCAAAACGTGTTCTTGCCCGATAATAATATGGTGCATAACAATAGCGTTTGTATTTTCTTAAAAGAATATTTATATTACATAGGTTGCTTTGATGAAAGCATTGAACTTTACGGCAATGAGTTAAATCAGCTCCAGTTCCGTTTTACGTCGATGGGTTACAATAATTACTACATACCAAATCAAAGTTGTTTAGTGCTTAAAGAAAACCAAAAAATAAACTATGAAAACCTTGAAGTAGGCAATAATAATTTACAAAAAACTATTGCTGAAATGAGGAAAATAAAGAATTATTACATACCTCTTTAACAAATTATTTGTACATTTTTGTACACGTTAAACCCCCCACAATATTGAGTTTAAGCAATTTTGTTACACTTCTGTACAAATTAAAGATTATGTTTTATAAAATAGGTTTGTATAAATTTGTGTTCAATTAATTATTGTTTAACCTAAAATCTAAGAAAAATGTTTTCATCTGAAAGTTTAAAAAAAGCTGGTATGACGCTTGTAATCGTAATGGTTGCTTTAGCAGTTCATCAAAAGTTTGTTGCTCCTATGCTTGTAAAAAAAGCTACGACTCCAACTAAATAAGAGTACGCAAGAATCGGGTTTTCTTCTTTCGTGCTTTTTTTTGCTATTGCCGTATATGGTAAGTGTGCATAGAAAACAAGGAAATAAAGTTATACATAACTGATGCCCAAAAAAAAGACAATTAAATAAATTATTAACAACCTTAATTCATAAAAAATGAACTCAAAAGAAAAAGAATTGCTTAACGCAATTAACGGCACTGAGCGTATGTCAGGATTTGACTCTTACGCAGACGGTGATGATTCGTTCTTTGACGATAGCGACTTTGATGGCGACTATGCGTTCGATGGCGACCAAATGTCTTACGCAGACGATATGTCTTACGCAGGAGGCAGTAGAGCACAAGCGGTTTCTGACCCTTATGTTATTCAATACGACAATACGGCATTAGTTCCAGTAACGGCTATCCTTTTTGGATACAACGATTACTTTAATCAGCCGAATTTCGGTAACCCAGTATTAACAATTATTACCAACTTACAAACTGGTACTATCGCTGGTTATGGTCGTATGATTGCACAATCAAATAACAAGTTTTTTAAACTTGGTAAATGGCGTTTCCAATGTTCAACTCCAGCTCAGTTACAAATTACATTAAACATCAATCACGTTGATGCCAATGGTAAAACGTACACTTCGCCTTTGAACTTGTCAATTATGCGTGATGCTTATCAGCAACAACCTGATATTATCGATGTAACTAAACCAGTTACTATTGATGGTAACACGTTTATCACATTTACATTGTTAGCTGGTTCGGTATTTACAATTTCAATGTTCCCAGTATCTGTTATTTCAGGTAAGGCTAAGTTGAATGGTGGTGCATCGTTAAATTCTGCAAGAGCACCTCGCTTGAGCGGTAAAAATGTTGCCCCAGTAATTATCCAAACTACGCAAGACGTAAAGGGTATCTCTGGACGCTAATTAGTTTTCAAGACTACTATAAAAGAGGTGTGTGTATATTGCACACACCTTTTTTTTTAACCTTTAAAAAACTAACAAGTGGCACGAAACAAAAACAAAACATATAAAACCCTATTATCCGTATTAGCTAATGGCAGTACAGAACAAGCAAGGGATTTATTAACAAGACATTCGGGCGGTGATGCCCAAGACGTAAAAGACCTTGAAATTAAACTTGCAAGGGTTTACGCCACATCATCAAATAAAAAAGATATTGAGCGTGAGTTTGCTCAAATACACCCACACAAAGATTTTATTTTAAAATACGTTACCGCAAAAGAGGAAATTAAACCCCTTGAGGCAATACACGACCAAGTGGTAAAGCCAATAGAAAATAGCGGTACTAAAAAAATGGTTATGGTACACGATGGTTATGCAAATGCAGATGGTTGTGAACAAACTTGCGGTTGCCCTAAATGTATGGGTTATTCAAATGCAAGTGGCGAACAACCGCAAAGCGTAGATAAAGGCAACCAAAACATAATGGTACTTGGAATAGTAAGCGTAGTAGCAATTTTAGGAATGGTACTTTACATAAATAAAAATAAATAGATATGGGGATTGAAATTAAAATGGGCGAACCAATTGATGTAAGGCAAGAAGATAATACAACGCTTGGTGAAGAGGTAAAAGTTATTGCCAATGCTAATGTATTAAAAGCAAATAAAGAGCATAAGAACTTTACAGAAACCGAAGAAGTTATCCCAGTAGGTACTACTTTATATGGTAGGACTATTATGGTTGATGGTTTACGCAGAGGGCAACCTTTTAAATATAGGTTGTTTAGTACAAACGATAAAAAAATTATACACTTAAATAAAATAGAACCAATGAGAACAACAGAAGTATCCTTAGGGGCAGATGCCAAACAATCGCCGACAGTAGTAGATATGGCAAGACCAAAATTAAACTTAACAAAGTGGACTATTGGCGGTGCATTAGCTGGTGCTGGTGCTGGATATTATTATTCAGCTAAAATGAAAAATATGGACAAAAAGAAAGTTATGATTTACTCTATCGTGGGTTTAGTAGCTGGCTTTTATATTGGCAAGGCGATTGAAAAACGCAGACCAGTTAAAATTACACCAAGCAAATAATTAAAAAAATAAACAACTATGGAACCAACAATAGTAACATTGTCGCCTTCATCTTCACCAATTAGCGTATCTTACGAAGAGGCTTTTGGCGAATATTCTGAATTAAGAGGTCGTGGTCGTGAACGCAGAAGAAAAAGACGCCAAGAAAGGCGTATGAAACGTATTCGTGATAGACAAGAAAGAAAACGAGCAAGGCAAGAAATGAGAGCCGAGCAACAAGAATCTCGTCAATTAAGAAAAGATAAACGCAAAAGCCGTAAAGTTGCTCGTAAAGCGATGGGCGAAGATGAGGAGTCTGAGGGGCAAGAGGGCTCAGGAGAAGATAGCGGAAGTGGTAGCAATGATGGTGGCGGTAGCGGAGCACAGAGTGATGATGGTGGTGGAGCACCAACGCCAACTGATGATGGCGGTGGAAATAATGGCGGTTACACTGGTGACGGTCCTGCAGAAGGGGAGTATCAAACAACCCAAGATGGCGATATGCAATCAGGTGATGAAGAGGCGGTAGACCAAGAGCAAGGTGAATCTGACGAAGAAAGCGGTTTTACTGGAGAGTTAGGCTTTGATGGTGTTATTGCAATGAGCCCTGAAGATGCCCAATGGGATGAGTACTTTAGTTCAGCTGAGGGTAAAAAAGCTATTAACCCCTTAGTTAAAAAACTTGCTTTACTTATTGAAAAAGAAAAACACTTTATAAGTGGTTTAAATAAAAAACTTGAGAAGTTTAGCCGTTCTAAAATGAAAGGTTCGGGTAGAGCGGTTGCTATGTTAAGAAAAAGGTTAGCCCACCATACCTCAAGGTTAAAAAGGATGGAAATGCAACTTGCAAGATACTCACGTTTCGATGGTGATTATAGCGAGGCTCGTGGCGGTAGAAGAGGTGTTGCTCGTAAAAAAGCTGAAGTTAGACGTGCTAAAAAAGAGGCTCGTAAATTGCGTAAACAAGCTATCCGTAGCCGTAAACGTGGCACAGATGTTGATTCTGAGTTACAACCTGAATTTAGCGAACAAAGAATCGAAGTGGGTGCAGAAGAAAGCAACTTTAGTGGCACTGGCTTAATTGGTTTAGATGAGCAATATGATATTGACGCACCTGAAACACGCAAGTTTGATTTAAAATTTTCTAATGTAGAGGGCGATGAGGCTAAAAAGAAAAAACGCAAAAAAATAATTATCGGTGTTTCTATTGGCATAGCGGTTGGCGTTTTAGCTATCGTGTTAATTAAAAAATTCGGAAAAAAATAAAATGGATAATAACTTCCACACTGAACTATCAAAGTATGTAAAAGCTAAAGATAACGAAAATGCCACTCGTGTAATTTTAAACGAGTTGGCAACTTCGCTTATTAAAGATAAAGAAAACTTCGTTGAGGTTTTGCGTAGTGCTGGGGTTAGCGTTTCTAATAATGACAACGATGCTGATTTAATTGATAAGTTTGTAAAAAATGCACCAACTAACAAAGGGTTAATATTAGGGGCGTCATTACTTATTAACCACCGCAACCAATCAATTAATTTTGATGGGGAAAGTGAAATAAGTGATGCTGGGGTTAAGGCAACCTACAAAGAACTTGACGAATATTTTAATTGTTGTGGCGAGGAGCATTCAAACGTAGCAGCCGCAATCGCTGGAATATTAAAGGGGGGTGTTGATTTAACTAATAAACTTGTTGAGGGTAAACAAAAAAAACAATTTGGTGTTAGTGACGCTTTAGCTAAACAACAAGATGCTCGTAAACAAATGATGCAAAATGTTATTGCCTCAAAACAAAAAGAAACTGACGAAAAGAATGCGAATGCAAGAAAGCAAAAAAAAATACTAATTATTGCTGGGGCAAGTGTTGTAGGTTTAGTTTTAATTATAGGGTTAGTAATGGTACTTAAAACAAATAAAGGAAAATAAAATGGATTTTGTAGCAACAACAGATTTTGCAACGCCTTATGTAATTGCCACTGGGCAACCGCATAAACCAACGCAAATCTGTAAAAAACAATTTAAAAAGGGTGATATTATAACTGGTGAGGTTAAGACTGTTAAAGGCAAACCGAGTTTTGTTTTACATAAAGGGGTGATGGTTATTCCATTTAGTTGCGTTAAACAAGTTGTTGTAAAAGACATCGTTGTAAGTAATTTAGATGGCACTTCTGATGCGGTAGCAAAAACAAACCCAAAAGTAGAAATGAAAGTTATTAAAACGGCTGACCAAAAAAATAGAGATTATTTCGGTGGCGTGTTGATTGGTGGTGCTTTGGGTTTTGGTGCGGTTATTTTAGCAGAAAAACAAGAGTGGTTAGCACCTGATAAAAAAAATAAAATGTATGGTATTGTTGTTGGTGCTATTATAGGCATATACTACATATATAAAAAAAAATAATTTAAAATAAAGCATTATGATAGTTAAAACAATAAACCCAGTAACAATTAACCGAAAAAGAATTAGTAAGCCAAGCGAATATTTAAGTGCTAATGGCGAAGATGAATTTTATGGTTTTGATGCAAACGGCAAACCTCAAACTAAAGATGAAACAAAACAATTTCAAAATTGGTTAGATAGCAAATACCCAACGTGGTTAAATGGCGGTAAATTAAATGGAGGTACTGGTTATGGCACTTTTGGACCATCTACAACTAAAGCGTGGGGTACTTATGGCTCTGAGTTTGCAAAAACTTTAAACACTGGTACGCCAAGTGCAACACCAACGGCTGAACCCACAAAAGATGAGGCTATTGCAAAAGCTAAATTAGGTCAAATTTGGGACAAAAACAAAGGCTGGATAACAAGCGATAAATCAAAAGAAGTTTTAAAAGTTTTATTGGCTGGTGGTAGTGTAATGGATGCCATAAATAGTTTATTAGGCGGTGGTTCTGGTGGCGGAACAACTAATGATACAACAACAACAACAACAACGACAACAGAAACTACAAAAGATGGTTTAAGCAAAAACGCTAAAATTGGTATTGCGGTAGGTGTCGTAGCGTTATTTGGTATAATCATTTATGCAGTAACTCGCCCAAAAACAAATAACTAATGGGATTCCCTATGCAAAAAGCGTACGAAAGCAACAACCGAAAAATGAGTTTGCACATAACTATTGTGTGCAAAGGAACTAAAAACTTTCGTGTTTGGGCAGAAGAATTAGGCAAGAAAGATAGTAAATATGCTGATAGGGTAATTAATGTTACTAATAGCCGTACAATTCATTTTAATTTCCCAGTTAGCCCAAAAATGCTTTTTATTGGGTGCTTAAACGTGCAAAACATTAACGATAAAGATTTTGAGGTAACTATAAAAGAGGAGCCTTTAAAAACTTACAATATTGTTATGGATAACGACACAAAAGATTTTGTTCAAATGGCAATTAATGTTAGTCAGACTATTGGCTTTGCACCGCCTCCACAAAACGGAATATTATACCAAACGCCTGACGCAAAGTTTAACATTAAAAACGTGCCAATGATAACCGATAAAATGAGCGGTCAAGTAATTGGTACACCAGCAAGAATTGGTCACAGTACTGGTCTTATAGAAGTGGCTTATGCAAGGTTTAAACAATATACAATACCTATGCGTTTGGCTATCCTTTTACACGAATATAGCCACAAATATAGAAACCCAAAAATTGGATTGAAAATTAGCAATGAATTTGGAGCTGACATAAATGGTTTGTATATTTACCTCGGCATAGGTTTCTCAAAAGTTGATGCAATTTGTGTGTTTGCGGAAGTGTTTTTAAAAGCACAAACAGATGGCAATATGCAACGTATGAGGAAAATACAAGATTATATACAAAGGTTTGAAAATCAAGAGTACGCACAAATAATGTAAAAAAATGCAAGAACCAAACAATATATTTACAAGCGAGTCAGATTACCAACAATCAATAAATGGTAGTTATGACGATTTGTACGCAGAAGAGGAGTTTGGAAATGCCGATGGTGAAACGTATTTTGACGAAAACGATTTAAGTGATATTGATTTTAGCGATTTTAAAGGCAAGGATTTTAAAAGCAAATTAAGAAAAGTTCATAAAACTTTAGCTAAAAAGAAAGTTGCTAAACCGCTTGATAAAGATTTCGTTGTAACAAAACGTGCAACATTATACGGAAAAAAAGGCGGTAGTGCTGAGGGTTTAAACACTAAGCGTATTATCGTGCCAAACACCCAAAAAGTAATTGTAGAGGGCGTAGATAAGTTTATTTTAGGTGACGATAAGTGTGGTATTAAAAATATTGGTTACTACAAGTGTAAGAAATTAAAAGAATTAATACTTACCATAAACAACAATTCTGCGGTAGATTTTAATTTAAACTTTTTTGACCCGAGTATGCCGTTAGATTATTTGTTTTCAACAAGCGGTAATTTAAACAACAAAATTCAGGTCGCTGGGGGCGTAGTTAGTTATTCAGATGTATTGTTTAATATCCTTGCCAACCCTATGCACATTATTAATGCGAAATTTACGTTTGCAGGACCGACATACCAACAACAAATTAATCAGCCGTTAATTTTCACAAACAAATCTGCGGTTGGTGAACAAAAAATAGAGCCTTTGCAATTACAATTACAAATTGATAATATGCAAGTTGCCAACGATATTGTGTTTTTTGAACTTGATAAACTTGGCAGACCATTTATCCCAAATGGAATGGATATCATTAAATACAGAGTTTTGGCTGGAAATACAATTACATTTGCTTTTTATTATAGGCAAAAAGACATTAGAAAATTATTTTACGAAGAGGCACGAAACGATAAAAAATTATTATAGTAAATGAGTTTATTTGAACAAAAATATCCTAATAACATTAGAACCATAATTGGTTTAATAAATATCCCATTCCAAGACGATTCAGTTTTAGAGTGCGATACCACGTTAAGCCCAGTTGCAATACAATTAATAGGCATACCAGCAAACGCTTGGAGTACTCAATATAAGTTATATATCGTTGACAAAAGCAATAACGCATCTGTAAATAACATTGTAATTAGTGCGCCTATTGGTTATAAAATTAATGGAGCATTAAGCGTAACGATTAACGCAAATGGTGGCTCATATTTAATTCGTGTAGCAAGTAACACAAACTATGTAGGTCAATATAGCGCTGGAGGTGGGGGTATAACTACCCTTACAGTTACAGATACGTCAACAATAGATTTAACTTTAACGCCTATTGCTGGTGGCTATAATTTACAAGCTAATTTAATATTAGCCGATTATCTGTTTGCGGTTAAAAATTTAACAGACCCAAATGTTTTATATTGTAGAACTACAAAATCTATTCCGCTAACTTTACAAAAATATGAAAACCCTTTTCAATCAATAACAGACAACTCTATATTTACGGCATACGATACTAAATCAGAGTTTGGAGGTTTAGTTGGCGCATTTGATTTATTAACTGGTACATTTACAGCACCTACTACTGGCTTATATTCAATACAAACACAGATAGGATATGCTTTAAATATAAATCCGTATATAAATACTTTTGATAACGGAACAGTTAATTCAAATGGTCAATATTGGATGCTAAATTATGTTGAATTATATAGAGTTATAGATTTTTTACGAGACCCAGCTACATTGCTTTCTCCTCCGGCAATCGGAGATAGATATATTGTAGGAACACCAGCTACGGGAGTTTTTTTAGGACAAGAAAATAATATAGCCGAGTGGAATGGAGTCGCTTGGATTTTCAGTCCTCCAATATCAAATAACATTACTCAAAATTTTATTTTTGTAATTACTGGAAGTCAATCATTAACTTGGAACGGCACGTCTTGGGTTGCATTTATAGAAAACTTATTAAGTATTGGTAGTTTTTCAATAGCACAATATTTAGTTGGTAGCGGTCTTCTGTCTGTTGGTATTAAAACAATATCAATGAGTTCAAGCCAATTATATATAACAACCTTAGCAATATTTAGATTAAATGCTTTTAGTCCAGTTAAAGTTGTTTACACTAATAACACAGATTTACCTATGTATGGTAACGTAAATAGTAATGTAATTTTTAGAGTACAAAAATTATCAAATTAAAAAAAATGGAAAATAACAAAAAAATAGCATTAGGATTTGTGGTTGCTGGAACTGTAATGTATTTTGCAACAAAAGAAGAACCTAAAAAAACGCCTCAACAACTTTCGGCTGGAGACGATATGAGTTTAAGAACAATAGCAAAAGTTTTGTTTATCGGTGGCGCAATATCTTTAGTATATCAAACATTTATAAAAAAATAATAAAATGGGAATATTAACTGGCAAAGCAGACGTTATAGCAACTATGCCTCCTTTCAATAGTAAAGCAGAAAATTGGATTCAATGGCACAAAGATTTAAAAAGTAATTTTGGAAATAAAGTTGCTAACGGAATATGGCTAAAAGCGTGGCGATTAAGAGGAAATTCAGATTGTAATACGTCTGAACTAAGAACTTATATGAAAAAACAAGGCGTAACGATTGATGCAAGTGGATGGGATAAATTTACCGATGCAACCTCAAGCGGTTTATCTACGTTGTTTCAAATGAGCGCTACATCAAGTTTAATTATAACTGGAACATTAGTAGGTTTAACAGTTTATATTATTTACAAAGTATTAAAAAACCCAGATAGTGCTAAAAATGTAGTTATGATGGCTACGCCACAAGGGAGAGTGGCATCAATGGTAGGAGGGCTAAAAAAATGAAACTAACTAAAGGACAAATAGGCGGAATTGTTGCTGGAGTTGTAGCAATATCTTTAATTACATTCGTTGTAATTCGCAGAAACAAAAACAAAAAGTTAATCAAAGAAATTAACGATATTTTGGATTCCAAAGTGCCAGACCCTAACAAGTCTGGTTCGCAAGTTATTTTGACACAAGCGCAATTAGGCACTTTACCGAATGGTAATTTCCCTTTAAAAATAGGGGATAAAAATAAAAAAGTGTACGATGTGCAAATGGCTTTAAACAGAAAGTTTGGTAGCGGAATTGATGCAGATGGAAAGTACGGAGAAAGCACTTTTCAATCAATGTGTTCAAACGTCTGGAATAAAGGCTTTGGAAGTTCATATTATGGTTCGTGTTTTAATGTAAATTTAACCTCAGCACCTACAAGGAGAATGATTACACAAACGGATTGGGCTAATTTACAAAAGTCAGCAAACTTTGATGGTGTCGGTGGCACTTCTGTTAGTAGTGATTATATGAATAACGTAATGGGTGAGCCGATAGTCGGTTTAGATATTTAACAATTAAAAAAAACAATGGCAACAGAAATAAACGCAGACAATCGTGGTGAGGTTTTACCAATAGCTGAAAAAACTATACAAATAAATTTACAAGGTGCAATCCCCCCAATTAAGGGTGGTGGAATATACGAGTTGGTAGCTAACCAACCTGGAGCCATAAATACAGTCATAATTAGGGTTGAATTATCGGTAATAGATAAGGGCAACCCAGTGTATATAGTATTGCCAGCTACTACTAATTATTCAGATGGTGTAAGCCCAATTATTTATGTTATAGATAATAATTTTACGGCAACCTCTTCGCAAATAATAGTAGGAACAAGAGCGGTTTTAAAAGAAGAGAATAACGATTACATAAATGGTGGCGATAGGGTTACTATGAATGTTGATGGTGGAAATATTTGTGTACAATGTATAACAAGAGGCGTTTATATTGCAAGTGGCACTATTGATAATGGTGGTTTAGTTGCAGGAGTAGACGTGCCATTAGAGGCAAAATAAAAACAAAAATAAATTAACAATTAAAAATAAAAAAAAATGAAAGAGCAAATCGCAAAAATTAAAACAAACCCAGTAGGTACTGGTGTTGGTGCAGTAGGTGGTTATTTAATCGCTACAAAAGTATTAAAAACTGAAAAATTGTGGATGACTATTGCCGTTGCGGTAGTTGGAGGCGTTGTAGGTGCAATGGTACAAGCTAATATGAAAGCTAAAAAAGGTATGCCAACCGCATCAACAGTTACCGCTCCAGTAAAGTAATTTAAACATTAAAAAAAAGAACCAAATGAAAGTAGAACCAAAAAAATCACGTACAGGACTTATCGTAGTTATAAGTAGCTTATTAGTGATTGGTGGGGTTGTCGGTTATATTTTTTGGAAAAAGGCAAAAGATAAAAAAGACGAACAAGCCAAAAAAGACGCAGAGGCAAAAAGAATAGCTGAAGAACAAGCAAAAGGGGGCGGTGGCTCAACTGATAGCGGTGGAAACACTTCGGGTGGTTCAACTGGAGGTGGTGGAAACACTGGCGGTAGCACTACCACATTAAGTAATTTTGAATTACTTCAAAAAAACTTAAACGCAAAAGCGGATAAAAACGGACTTGTTTTTGTTAAGTTTAATGGCAACAAAAATTCAGCTACATTTTTTAACAATAATCGTTTTTCAATAAATGTTGTTGGGCAAGGTGGCTATTTAAAGAAAGGCTCTTATTCAAATGGTGGTTTAACTTTAACTGTTGATGGTGCTACGCCTATATCAAGTAGTAGTGTTTGGGGAAATTTATTAACCGCTTTAAAATAATATTTAATGGCGGTAGATAAAAATAAATTCAAAACTGTTACCCAATTTGTTATAGATAAGTTAGAGGGTGGTTACTATAACCCATCGTGGCATAGTGTAGGCGACTCTCGTTATTCTGCAAGTGGGGAAACTATGTTTGGAATTGACCGCAAGGCTGGAGGCAAGATAAATGACACAACGGCTGGTAAAGAGTTTTGGGGAATTATAGATAAAGCCAAAACCCCTCAAACGTGGAAGTGGAACTATAAAGGTGGGGCATTAGCACCACAATTAAAAGACCTTGTTGTTGATATTATGTACCCAGTTTACGAACGTAACGCTAAAAATTATTTAACGGCTCAAGCAAAGGCTATTGTAGATAGTGATAGCCGTTTGTTGTTCCATTTTATTTATGGCTCTTGGAATGGTGCTGGTTGGTTTAAAAAATTTGCTACCGATATGAATAAAGCGGTAGCAAGTGGCATAACTGACCCCGATAAATTATCGCAAGTCGCCCTTGATTCAAGAACTAAAGAAGGGTTAAAAGAGGGTAGTTCGCCAAATTCATTGATTGCACAAGGCGGTAGAAAAATAGCAACTTTGTTTGGAACATTAAAAGACGCCACAATATCTACTGCAAAAGCAACAGAAGAAGTGGTAAAAAAAAACCCTTTACCAATCGCAATAATGACAAGCCTACTATTAGTTAGTGGGTACTTTTTATATACTTACGGAATTAAAAATAAAATAAAATAAAATGGAATCAGAATTAGGTAATGAGTTTATGAATGCCGATGGTATTATAAACTACGAAGTAGCCAACGGACTGCAAAATATTGGCAACCAATATAACGAAAATTATATGTCGGCAAATGGCAATGATGAGTACTATAATGCCGATAATGATAATGATGATTTTTACAACGCAGACGGCGATGACGATTATTACAATGCTGGTGGGTTGTTTAAAAACTTTCGTAAAAACCAAAAAATACGCCAAAAAAGACGTTCTGATAGGGCTAAATCAAAAGAAGAGGCACGGAAAACGAAGGCTCAAGCAAAATTAGTCCAAGCAGAATCACAAAAAGAATCTGCAAAACAGATGGGTAAAGGTGCTGAGGCTGATTTAGAGTTGGCAAAATCACTTGGCAAAAACGCTGAACAACCAACTGAAAAAGGGTTAAGTAAGGGTATGAAAATTGGTATTGCCGTTGGGGTTGTACTTATTTTAGGTGTTGTCGGGTTTATTGTTTATAAAAAAATGGGTGCTAAAAAAGTAGGAAAATGAAAATAACAACAAGTTATCCAGTAGTAATTAATGGGGTTGATAAAACGCCCGATTTATATTATGATAGTGCCGATGGTGAATTTTCGGAGGCACGAGGTAGAAAAAGGGGTCTTGGTAAAAAAATTAAGGCTAAACGTACTTCTAAAGTAAGGCAAGTGCCGTTAAAAAGACCTAATCGCCCAGTTAGTTTAAAAGGTACAAGGGTTATAACTTTGGGTACAAAACAAAACAATGTGTTAAAAGCACTTGACCGCCCCGAGTTTTATAATGCTGACGGCAATGACGAATATTACGATGCTGATGGTGGCGGTTTAAAAGTTTTTACAACCTATCCAGTAACCATAAATAAAAATAGAATTAGCCCTACCGATTATTTTTTAAACGCTGATGGCGAGGAGTACTTGCCGTTTGACGGACAAACAGAATTATTGGGTTTTCGTGACGAATTAGGTGAAGAATATTTTTGCGGTATAGATGGTGAAGAGTTTTATAATGCTAAAGGCGAAAAACTAAAAGGTTTCTTTAAAAAAGTAGGTGGCGGTGTTGTTAAGGCTGGTAAGTTTATTGGCAAGGTTGCTAAAAAAGTTGGTAGAGCGATTGTTAAAGCGTCTAAAAGCGTTGTTAAAGGCGTAAAAACGGCTGGAGGGAAAGTTAAGGCTGGTGCAAAAAAATTAATACACCACAAAACACCAGAAGAAAAAGCAAAATCTAAAGGCGATAGGGATAAAAAACGTGCCGATAGAGTAAAAGAGCATAACGATAAAAAAGCTAAAAGGGATAAGGAAATTGCTGATGCAAAAGCAAAAGGGCAAACGCCCCCACCACCTTTACCCCCTTTACCACCACAAACCCCACAAGAAAAAGAGGAGGAGTTAAAATTAACGCAAACAGAAAAAAAAGTAGGGCAAAGTGCAGATACTGGAGGAGATGTTTTTACCAAAGAATTACCACCAGCAACACCAAATACACCACCCGAAAATGTTGTTGATGTAAATGGTGTTAAATACGATGCAACCGATATACCAAAAGGCAAAGAGATTGTTGAAACAATTGATGAAAGTGGCAAAAAAATAGCTGGGGTTGAGTTTAAGCCTGAAGAGGTTGTAGCCGTTACAGGAAAAGATGGCAACATTGAATATTACACTCCAGATGCACAAGGTATGAGTAAGGGTTTAAAAATTGCCCTTGTTGTTGGCGGTGCGGTTGTACTTTTGGCGGTAGCTTATTTTATATTTAGACCTAAAGGCAAAACATCTTCATAAAATAATAAAAATAAATTAATAACTTTACACTTAAAAACAAAAAAAATGGCACTATCAAAAAAATTAGACAAAATGTACAAAGCCATCGGGAAAGGTGAGCGTACAAGCAAAACATTTGCAACTATCCGTATGACTGACGGCAGAACTTTTAAACGTAAAAATGCTAACCAATATGGCGATGCCGAGGGTGGTAATGATTATGTTGAAAATCGTGTTAATCGTACTGACCTTTACCCAAAGGATGCTCGTAAAAAAATTATGGAGACTGGTGGTGGCGTTGGTAGAAGTGGGTGGGCAAAAGCTACCGACAAAATGTACAAAGCGATTGGCAAGGGCGAACGTACAAGTAGTACATTTGCAACTATACGCAAAACAGATGGCACTTCTTTTAAACGCAGAAACGCTAACCAATATGGTAACGCTGAGGGTGGCAACGACTACGTTGAAAATCGTGTAAACCGCACCGATGCTTACCCAAATGATAAGCGTAAAAAAGTAATGGCGAATGGTGGTGGTTTAGCAAACACGACTGAAAGTACTCCAGCTAACGATAATATGAGCTTTAGAAGTGGCGGTAAAATGCCAGCTAAGAAAAAAGCTACAAAAAAAACACCATTACAAGTTTACAAAAAAGAGCAACACGATGCTATGTTTAATAGTGAATATGGGCAAGGTGGTACAATGGAGTGCTGTTACACTATCGGTGGGCTTTAATAGGTTATGATAAAAAAAGAGTACACAGATAGCGAAAAACTTGACCACATTCATAGGCAAATGCGTAGAATGGAAGTAAGTACCCACATACAAACTGGAATTGCCATAATCGGCTTTTTAGCTTTGGTTGGATTAATTCAAATAGCTGGAAAATTAAAAGGTAAAAAATTATTAGAATGAAACCAGAAGTAAAAAAATGGCTTATTGTAGGGGGGTTGGGTGTTATTAGCGTGGCACTTGCAATGGGGTATTTACAATATCGTAAGTTGATGAATTATACAGTGAAGTTGGGCGGTGCTAAATTTAAACAAGTAACGGCAAAAGTTTTTAACTTTGATTTGTTTATAAAATTTACTAACAACTCTGACGTAAATTTCGTAATAAGTGGGCAAGAATACAAGGTTTATTTAAACGATAAATTTGTTACTAAAATAAGCAACTCAAACGAAGTAAATATATTGCCAAAAGCTACCAATGTAATACCAATAAATGTTGATTTTAACCCAACAGAAGTGCTTAATTTAATTGGTAGCAACTTTGCAAATATATTATTAAGCCCTGAAACTATTAAGATAAAAGTAGACGGGAAATTAAATGCAAAATTATACGGCTTTACAAAGGGCATTCCGTTTGTGTTTGAAAAAAATTTAAAAGATTTAATGGCATCTAAAAAAGAGGCTTAATTCGTTGGCAAGTAGATAAAAAAAGTTATTTTTGTAACTTAACAATTTAAACAAAAAAATATGGGATTATTAGATGGGTTATTTGACAAAGAAAAAATGGTTAGTGATACTATTAAAGGTTGCCTGGAGGAAGTAGCAATAGAATTAGGTTGCACACACCAAGAATTATTTATTATGATTAAACCAACAAATGACGAAATGGATTTTAAATGTTGGGTATATAAAATAGTAGAAAGCAACCCTAAAATAATTAGGGAAATACCGCTAAAAGAAATATTAGGAGATTAAAATAAAATGGGAGCAAATAGGACTGAAATATTTAACGTAACACGCCTAACTGCGCCAGTTACTTATGTTGTAAAAAGTGCGGATGATATGATTGATGTAGATACATCTTCAGGTGGGTTGACTACTATTTACATTCCAAACATAGTCCAAAATGGCTTAAATTTAGTTGGTAAAACTTACACTATTAACGATGTTAGTAACAATGCGAGTGTTGGAAATATAACAATTATATGTTTAAACGGCGACACTATTAACAACTTTCCAGCCCTTACTTTAAGTACCGATGGCATTAGTGCCAATATTATACAAGTTGACCGCACACGTTATTTAGCAACGACTAATATAGCTGGAGGCACTTCTTCTGTTTTATTAATACCAATTACATACGCTCAACTTGTTAGCCTTATTGGTTCTGGTGGCTTAATTGCTGGTCAAAAATACCTATTAACAGATTACGAAACTATTTACGACCAACCCGATTACGATAGTTTAGGAAACCCTAAAGCCGTTGTAAATACAAATACTGGAGCGGTTGAGCCTTTAATTTTAGAGGCGGTATCAAGCACCGATATTTCAAGCGTTGTTCAATCAACAATTTACCCAAGTGATTTAATTGAATATAATTGGAATTTTCAAAATACAGAATATAGCGGAAAGCCAGCAAAGGGCTTTATTACAGGCCGAACTATACCAGTTGGAAATACATTAAGTAATTTTTTAAGAACGCCTTACGATTTAAGAGCAGTAGTTTTTAAAAGGTATTTCAATCCTATTAACGGCAATTTCAATATTGTAAACGATAATGGTTTAGCATCAGTAAATAATTTGCCTACTTTCGGTAATGGTTGCTATAACATTTACTTAGACGATAATATTTTACCAACAACTCCTCAACCATTTTTATTGACTAATAATGTTTTTGGTAAGAATTGTAAAAATATTAAAACTGGGTATCAATTTGTGGGTAACAGTATTGGTGTTGATTGCGATAATATGAGTTTTGGAGATACTTGTCGTTATAATATATTAAACAACAAGGCATCTAATAATATTATATGTAATAACTTTTCTTTTAATGTAATATCTGATAGTTTTTCAAACAACCAAATAGCTAATGGTTTTTTGCAAAACGAAATAGGCAATAGGTTTATTTTAAACGAAATTGGGGGTAATTTCGCTTATAATGTAATAACAAAAGGTTTTGATAATAATATTATTGGGGATAATTTTCAAAATAATATAATTTCGGATGATTTTAAGCAAAACCATATAGGAGAAAACTTTAATTTTAACACAAATATTGATAAAAATTTTATTAGTAATGTAATTGGAAATGATTTTGCTAATAATTTTCCTATTGGTGTTAATTTTAATTATAACCATATTGGCGATGGTTTTGCAAATAACGAAATAGGGAATTATTTTGGTTCTATCAATAATACAATTACTATTGTTCCAGTTGGCAACATAATCGGTAACTTTTTTAATGGCAATTTAATAGGAGATAATTTTTACGGAAACAATATTCAAAATTTCTTTCAATCAAACACAATAAGTAGCATTTTTGCATCTAATAAAATCGGAAATGGTTTTAGGGACAACGATACTACTGGCGAGTTTGAAAGCAACCAGATAGGCGATATATTTCGTTTTAACACGCCTATTGGAGCAAAGTTCAACAACAATAACATAGGCGATAGGTTTTTTCAAAATTCAAATATTGGTGGCAATTTTGATTCAAACCAAATAGGAAATTATTTTACCTTAAATACAAATATTGGAAGTGGTTTTGTTCGCAACGTAATTGGTAATGATTTTAAAAATAATTCTGCTATTGGACAAGACTTTGTAGCTAATCATATAGGAAATCATTTTCAAAACAATAACATAGGCGATAATTTTGGTGGCGATGGTAGAGAACAATATGGCAACATAATAGGCAACTTTTTCCAAGAAAACACTATATCAAGCGATGGGTTTTTTAGCAATAATATTGGCAATTATTTTTCTGCAAATGTAATAGGTGGTAATTTTGATAACAACTTAATTCAGAATAACTTTACAAATAATACAACTTTAGGTGGTTTTTCCAGCAATCGAATAGGTAATAGCTTTATCGGTAATATCAATATAGATAATGGCTTTACATCAAATGATATAGGCGATAGATTTGAAAATAACGATACTATTGGAATAGCTTTTCAAAACAATGTAATTGGCAATTTATTTACTGGAAACACTAATATAGGCACAAGTTTTACTGGCAATAAAATCGGTTATTTTTTTACTAACAACACTAACATAGGAGATAACTTTTCAAACAATGTTATTTTAAATAGTTTTGTAAATAATATAAACATAGGAATAGGTTTTACAAGTAATAAAATAGCCTCTGATTTTATTGGCAACGCTATTGCTGATTCGTTTAGCAATAATACAATTAACGATTATTTTGATGGAAATACAATAGGCATAGGTTTTAACTCAAACGAAATAGGTCTTAGTTTTCAAGCCAATGTTATATCAACCTCATATAATACTAATATAATTAAAGACAATTTTGTCGGTAACACTATTGGCACGAACTTTTATCAAAACGATATTAAAACTAATTTTCAAGGAAATGGCATAGGGGATATGTTTAATAATAATATAATAGGTAATAGTTTTGTAAGTAACATAAATATTGGCAACAATTTTCAATTAAACAATATAGTGACAGCCATTGTAGGTTACGATTTTAGCCTTGCTACTTATGTATATGGAGGCTATACAAAAAACATATTTTTAGCCGTTGATAGTGCCACATCAATAACAACTGATTATTTAGAATATTTTGATACAAACCCTATGTTTATAGGTTCTCCAAAATGGGTATATATAACACCAATTAATTCATAAAACAACCAAAATGAACACAGAACATTTAGCATTAGAAAAACACTTAAAAAAATCAACAATTACAAGTAATTTAGTAAGCGTTTTTATAGCATTATTAACGGCATTAAGCGTTGGTTATGGTTTTTACTACAATACTAACAACACGCTTGATAGCCACACGATACAAATTAAAGAGGTTAAAACAGACGTTGAAAGTTTAAAAGATGCCGTAAATAATTCGGCAATTTTTCAAGGTGCAACTGGAGAACAAATTAAAGCGGTTGAGGTACAAGTAAACGATGTTAAAGCATCACAAATTCGTATTGAGGAAAAACTTGATAGATTAATTTTAAGGGCAACAAAATGATAGTAAAAACAGATAACCCAGTAATATATTCCAACGCTTTTGGCGATGGTGCTTTGCGTGATAAATTTAAAGGCTTTATTGAAAAAGCTAAAGGCTCTGGTGGTTTAATGGACAAGGCTAAAGGCTTACTTGGGGGTTTAGGCGGAGGCGGTCAACAACAACAGCAACAAGCTACTTTACCACCACCACCACCACCGAAACCAAAAGGGATGAGTAAAAACCTTAAAATCGGCTTAATTGTTGGCGGTAGTATTTTGGTGCTTGGCATTATTGCCGTTATAATTATAAAATCAAAAAACAAATGAGTTTAGAAACAAAAAAAATATGGTCGAGTAGTGTAACCAACGGCACGTTAATTATAGACGAAAATTATGGCTTTTCTGTAATTTCTGTAATTTTACAAAGCGGTACTGGAACTATTGAGGGTAACTTAACAACTATTAACGGCATACCATCTACACCAATAGCATTAACCATTGGTCAGGCGGTAACAATTGATACTGGAAGTGCTCAATTAATACAAGACTATTTAAAAATAACAACAACTGGAACAGTGTTAATTTTAGCAAGATAAAAATATGTCATATCAAGGCGGTAAAAAAGATGCAGAATTTGTAAAGTCAGTAGACTACCCAATTTCGTTAGAAAGGGTAAATGATGTAAAAGAGTATTTAGAAACAAAAAACATTCACCAAAGTTGGCAAGTAATGTTTGAAGATGCTAAACACACAAAGCGTTTTACGGATATTCCGTGGAGTGTTTTGCGTATGATAGTAGTGGTTTACCACCACGATAAAGGCAAGGTAAGTTCGCAAGAAATACTTAACGCTATTAGAAGTATGCACTTTAGCGTACCTTTGAATAAAAAAGGGGCAAACATAAAAAGCAACACGTCATATATAAAAAACGATAAAATTTTTATAAATGGTAAATCACACGAATTTCTTATTGGCGACGATGGTGATATTGTTGAGGATTGGTTAAGAAAAAAAAGTAGTGCAAAAATGGTTGTAAAAAAACTGCGTGAAGTGGCAACCGCAAGAAGTAATTATGGTGGTGTTGAAAGACCAAAAAGTTTAAGGAGTATTGCTGATTTTATTGAAAAAAATTCAGTTAAACAAGCCAAAAACGGAGCAAACATTGGTAGTAATAACGAAAATGCTGAAATGGTATTAAACAACAATAAGCAAATTGCACACCACACTAAAGAACTTGCAAGTGCCGTAAAAGGTAAACAAGTGCCAGCGTGGGTAGTTGCAAAAGTTAATCGTTCGGCAAGTGATTTATCAGATGCTACACATTATTTAGATGGCGTTAATTCAAAATATGGTAAAGGCTCTACTATTAAAAATGATGATACGTCAGAAATAGAATGGAGATTAGGCTATCAAGTTGACGGTGTTTGGAAAAGAGAATACTATAATAGTGAGAGTGAGGTACAAAAGCGTATTAAATTACTTAAAAGTGGTGAATTAAAAGGGGTATTTACAAAAATAAAAGCAATAGAAATATTTGGTGATAAAACATTATACGCTAAAGGTTCTACTATAAAAGGTTTGCCAAAAATAACCAAGAATGAATTATATCAAGGGGTATTGCGTGATAGTTTATCTTCAAAAAAAGTTTGGGAAAGAAACGATGTGATGGAAAGTTTTATAAATGAAATAAAAAAACAAAACATTAAATACGCTAATGGTGGTAGTGTAGGCACAACATTTATTTACGAAATAGGAGGTTTATAATAACTAAAATATAAAAAAATGACAAAGTTTACAAAAGGACAAGCGGTTAAATTTTTACGAAATGCCGTAACAAAATCAGATTCAACTATTGTTAGTGCGGTAGTTACCTTACCTGAAAATGTACCAACAGAATTAGGGCAATCTTACATTATTGAACACGGATTAGGCTGGGCTCCAAACCCTTTAAGGGTAAAAAGTTTTGAATTAAATGCTGATAAGAAATATTTATTTGTTAGCGAAAAAGAATTAACCTTAATCTAAAAAAAATGTTTGGTTTCGACTCATATAATCAATTAACAAACGCTGGTTTAAACTATGTTGGAACTTGGAACGCATCGACTAATATACCTTTGCTTACAAGCGGAGTTGGTACACAAGGCGACTATTACATAGTAAATGTTGGTGGCAATACTAACTTAGATGGAGTAAACGATTGGAGCGTTGGCGATTGGGCTATATTCAACGGCACTACTTGGCAAAAAATAGATAATAGCGGAATAAGTTATCAAGGTAACTGGGATGCCTTAACTAATAACCCTTTTTTACAAAGTAGCGTTGGTTTTGATGGACATTTTTATATTGTTAATGTTGCTGGTAGTACAAATTTAAACGGCATTACATCGTGGAATATAGGGGATTGGGCTATATTTACCTCTGGCGTTTGGTTAAAAATAGACAATTCAAGCGGTCTTAATACTATTGTAACAGATAATGCAACAATAATAGGTAACGGCACGTTAGCAACCCCTTTAGAAGTAGGTGCTTTAAATAATTCGGCAAATGATAAGTTTATGGTTTTTGGCTCAAGTCAATGGGGTACAGTTGCACCATTAACAAATTTATTAAATGGTCAAACGGCAAATGGTTTCGCTTTTTTTACCGATGGCGGTAGCAAAGTAGTTGATGGAACAACACCCTATGATGAGTATTTTATTTACGCTGGTAGAACAATAACTTTAACTGGTACGTCTGGTAGTGCAAACATAAACATTTTAGGCACTAATTATTTAGCAACTTTTACAACCAACCTTACAACTACCGCAAATAATTTTGTTACCGCTTATCAAGCTACTTTATTAGCTTTAGGCATACAAGTTTATGCAAATTTAGGAGTTTTAAAGTTTGGTAGAAAGTCAGATAGTTTAGGTGGTTCGGCAGTTTTATCAGCTATTACAATTACTAATGTTATAGCAAATCTTAGCGGAACTTTAGGGGTTGTAACAAACGACCATACTGTTATACCATATTTAGGGCGACCTTATGAAAATTTAAGATTAAATCACACTATTAGAGTTAATTTTAATATTGGTTTAGGGAATACTCAAACGCTATCTTTACAATTACTCAGATGGCAAGACGATTCAATTATTGGTTCAGTTATAGCAGTTGATAGAAATAATGATATAACTGGAGTACAAGAAGTTTTTAATTCATATACTGCTAATGCTAACGACCCATTTGTTACTGGCGGTTTTTACTTTGCTTTAGTTAATAATACTGGTGTAACGATTGGTATATTAGGCAACGCTGGAATATTAATACAAACAACTTACCAAAAACTATGTAATTTCTAAAATATGAAAAAAATCATTAAAAACTATTATGCTCCAACGCCAAAAAAGTGGCGTAAAATAGGGGATATGTTATTGGCTTTAAGTTTGTATGCACAAACGCAAGAGGCTTTTACAGTACATACTAAATTAATGACTGGAGTTGCCATTGTTGGCTTAGTAGGTAAATTTTTGACTAACTTTTTTACAGAAGAACCCCAAAATGATAAAGCCTAATTGGTTATATGATAATAGGTACTTTATTGGCGGTGGATTAACCCTTGCCGTAATTGGTGTAACCTTGTACTTGAACCGCAAAAAAGTAGAAAAATTAAGTAGTGATGTTATGGAGTATGCAAAAAATAAAGTTTGGGATTTAACCTCTGAAAATAAAATAAATACATTGCACCCAAAAATAAGGGATAAGGCAAGGGAATTTATTAATCGTGTAGAAAAAGAATTGGGTATTAAGTTGCGTGTAACAAGTGGGTTTAGAACTTATGCTGAGCAAGATAAACTATATGCACAAGGCAGAACCGCTCCAGGGAGTATTGTTACTAAAGCAAAGGGCGGTCAATCAAACCACAATTTCGGTACTGCTTTTGATGTAGTGCCTATTGTAAATGGAAGTGCCGATTGGAAAACAACCGCAGATACGTGGAATAAAATTGCAAAAGTGGGCAAGGAAATTGGTTTTAGTTGGGGTGGTGATTGGCAAACATTTACCGATAAGCCACATTTTGAAATGCAATTTGGTAACAGTTTAGCACAATTACGGAAAAAATACGAAAGTGGGCAAAAAGATGGTGAATATGTAAAATTAGCATAAAAATAAAAATGGAACATTCAACGGCAGTATTAAAACTTTGGCAAAAATTATTTAACGCAAATGACTTGCGTATTGTAAACACTTATAGTGACGATGCGGTATTTTTAGGCACGTTTGCCAAAACTATCAAAAAAGGTAGGGGTGCAATTTCACCTTATTTTGTTGGCTTGTTTAAAAAGGAAAATTTAAAGGTAGATTTTACTAATGAAATTTATGTAAACGATATTGAGGATGGGTACATTATTTCGGGTATTTACATTTTTAGTTATACCGAAAGCGGTGAAAATAAAAAAGTAAGGGCAAGGTATTCTTTTACTATTCAATATATAGGCGGTAAGCCTTTTATTATTAACCAACATTCATCAATAGTTCCTGAATGATTTTAGGTAAAAAAGATATTGTAATTATTGTTTTGTGTATTTTATTATTGATTGTTGGGTATATTGCCTACCAACCTGAGCCGATTAACGGATATGATGCAATATTAACCGCTGAAGTAAATAGGTTAAATGGCTTAAATGAACAAGCGGTTGCCTTAATACAAGAGCGTGATGCAAAAATAGATAAATTTACCTTGCAAATAGATAGTTTACAAAAACTTAAACCAAAAATACAAATTGAATATGTTTCCAAGTACAAAGAAATTAACGATGCCAATGCTAATAGCGTTGCTAATGAATTTAAACGCATTTTCGCAAACGCTGGTATTAAATAAAAAAGATACAACTATCTGCTTTAGCATAAACCAAGCGAAATACTTACTAAAAGAGCAGTATAAATTGCAAGAGTGCCAAGCGTTATTGAACATTTGTGAAACCCAAAAAACGCTTTTAGATAGCGTAATTGCAAACCAACGGCTAAACGCCAATAATTTAAAAAGCGTTATCTTTAACCAAAAAACGCTAATTTCTTATAAGGACTTAGAAATAACCTCGTGTAATGACAAAATTGCCTACGAACAAAAAAAAGTTCGTAAGCAAAAAGTTTATAAGTGGCTCGCTATTGGGGGCGGTTGTTTGCTGAGCGGATATTTAGGGTATAAGTACCTAACTAAATAAAATAGCAATCGTCATCGCCTTCCTCGTCATCTTCCGATGCCTTTTTACCCCAATACCATAATACCAATATAGCGGTAAAAAAAAGGAATAGAATAGTGCGTAGAGGGTGCTCGTTAATAAGGTTAATTATTTGCATATTATTTTTTGTCTAAAATTTGTTCTATTATGTTTGGCTCGCCATCAGTGTTTATGGTGTTTAAAAGGGTTTTTTCTTCATCTATAATTTTATTTTTTTCAATTATAAATAACCCAGTATTTGTATGGGTATGCCTTTCGGGTGCGGTTTGGTAAAAACTTTCTAAAAACTTTTCAAACTCTAAAACTTGTTTATCGCTAAAGTTTGATAAAACGATGCCTCGGCTATCGGGTAATTTGAAAGAATCGCAAATATCCAAATTTATGTAATGGTAATTTTCATTAATTTTACCATCAAGCCTAACAAGGTCAGTTTGTAGCTCAATATTTTTACCTAACGATTGTATATCCATACGAGTTTCCCTATCGGTTTCTAATAGGTTACTTATACACTTTAAACAATGTAACACAGTAGCGTGGTCATATTGCATCTGCCGACCTATATACAACAATGTAGCTTTCGGTAATAATTTTCGCATAAAGTAAACGCTGGCTTGTTTCATTTTAATTACTTGCCGTTTCCTACTTTTGCTTTGATAAGCCGTAAGCGGTAATTCATAATAGCTTGATACGAGTGTTTTTACAAGGTCGCATATTTGGTTTGAGTAAGCCTCTTTCTGACACATTGCCTCAATTGATGGTTTTTCTTGTTTCATTATTCTTGTTGGTTATGTAGGTTATCTAAACAATCTGACTCTATAGAGCCAAAATCAAAATTTTCTTTATCAAGCATTTCTGTAATATTAACGCCTTGCCACGAAACTTCGTGTATTTCAAATTCAGGTGGTTCGGGTGGGTCTCCTGGGTCGCCATTTGCTCTGTAAAAACTTCCTGGACTACCCTTATCGTATGTACCCTCTACCTCTACTTCTATTTCAAGGTATAATTTCACTGTTACTTTTGTCATATTTATTAGTTGTTGGTTACTGAATTTATTAATATTTTTCTTGCTTTTGAAAACCCTTCTTTTCGGTTTAATTTCAGTTGGTTAATTTCGGCTATTATTTTAAGTGCATCAATCACGTAGCAGATTGGCGAATTTTTCAGGTTGCTTTGTATGGCGGTTGCTATTAAGCAGTTTTCTAAACTCGGATAAATTGATTCTTGTGGGTGGTACTCCTTATAAAATACCACAATTTTTTTATGGCTCATCTTAGTTGTTTTTAAGCAAAGTTAATAAAAAGTTAGGAACTACACTCGCACCAATTTAAAGTACCCTTAGAAACGCTTATTTTAGTTTCATTTACGCTACCTACTAAGCGGATGGTTAAACTAAGTGCTATGGTGTTTTCGGGTGTAATATCATTCGTAAAGCTAATGAACTTGGTGCGTTTTGGTGTGTACTTTCGTAGCACGTTTTTAACATACTTTTGGTAGTCGCTAAATAACTCGTAATGTTGCTCTTCTATCCACCTATCGTGAATAAATAGTAGTAGGCTACCCAAAGATTTTTTATCACCCTTGTTAAGTAGCTTTGTTATGGTTTGTGCGGTTGTTTCTATTTGCATTTTTAGTCGGTTTAGAAGTGTTATTAAACGCAAAAGAGGGGTTTGCACCCCCCTTTGTTATTGCGGTGTTCTTATTGCTTGTATTGTGGTAGTTTTTCTATACGTTCATCAAGCAAGTTAAATAGTTGGTCAATGTAAACATCGTTGATGGTTTCTTTAATAACCCCCTTTGTGCTTGTAAGGTAAACATCAAACAAATCAAGACCATTTAAAACGATATAAACGCACCCCTTATGGTAGTGTCCGTTCACTTTAAATTTAAACGCTTTGTCTTTGTAGTTAGAAAAGTTGGTTGCACCCCACGACCAAAATAGGTAGGTGTGCATACGAAAGTAGTCAAGGATTTCATTGCAATTAAACTCCCTTGTAGTTTTCGTGATTTCTTCAATGTTAATTGTGTTGGCGGTTGGTGTGGTTGTTTGTTTCATATTGTTATGTTTTTTGAAGTGATTTTTAGACGATTTAAGCGGATTAAAAAGGGGATACATACTTGTACCCCCCTTTGTGTGTTTAGGTGTTCTATTCCTCGGTTTCAAGCGTTTCAATAAACTCCTTAACTTCATACCATACATCGTCAAATATGCTATCGGTATCAAAGTTAAAATCGCTTATTTCAATTTCGTTACCATTACGGATATCAAACTCAAAGCCATCGCAAATATTATCTTTATCAATGTTTTCAATAGCATTTCGTATGTTACGCTTTAACCCATCAAGTTGCGTTTGGGTTATTTTAACGCTTGTATCATCAATATCAGCAAGTACCCTAAGCACATCTTCTTTGGTGTACATAGTTGCGTATTGGTTAGTGTCCGTTACAATTTTAACGATTTCTGAAAGGGGTTTTTTTGTGTTCATTTTTTTATGTTTTAGGGGTTAATTTTTAGTTGGTTTTTTCAATAATTGTTAGGTTCATTTGTTCCGCTACATAGTTGATATGTTTGCTTGTTGTTGCACCCCACCATCCTAAACGTGTAAGGGTTTTATCGGTGCGATTAATGGTTGCAACGTGTGTAGTGTAGCTGATAACTTTATCACCTTGTATTGTTAAATTTTGCTTGTACTTATCCATTTTAAAATTGTTTTTGAAGTGATTTTTAGACGATTTAAAGAACTTAAAAGGAGCAAGGGTGTTATACCCTCACTCCTCGTGGTTTGGTGTGTTACGCTTTAGCTTTAGCGGTTGCTTTCACCTTTGCGGTTGGTGTGCTTGGTGTGGGTGTTGTTGGTGCGGTTGGTGTGGGTGTTACTACCTTTACTTCCTTCACATTTGCGGTTGGTATCGGTGCTGGTTTCGGCTTTTCAGCTACCCCTATTTTCGTTAGCTTGTAAGTGTATGTACTTCGTACGTTTTCAGTTGGTTTACCCATTGCATCGTACAAGTACATTCTTAGTCTACTTTTACCACTACTCTTCACAATTCGTAACCTAAACACTTCTCCCGTTACTATTTCAGCCTCCTCGTTTACAAAGGTACATACATCACCTATGCTTATACCGAAGTGGTTGCTTTCATCAACCTTTTGCTTTGTGGTGGTAGTGGTGGTCGTTTTAATAGGTGTGGGTGTTGGTATTGGTGTAGTGTTCGCCTTTACAATTTTCATCGCTTGTTCTAAGGGTGTTTGTGTGGGTGTTGGTGTGGGTGTTGCATTCGCTTTTGCAATGTCCTCTTGTGCTTTCAACTTCGCAAGGTAGTTGGGTGAGAATTGCGGTTGAGCTTTTACGCTTGTTTGTGTGTTAGCGTTTGTGTTTGTGTTTGCTGGTGTTGTTGTGGTTGATTTTTTCATTTTTTTTTTGGTTTTTTGGTTTATAATTTTTCTGATTAATTTTGGATTGCATTTTGCTTTCCGATGCACAAATGTACAACAATGGTTTGGAACCGCAATGAGTTTGGTTAAAAAAAAGTTAGTAATTGTATGTAACTCACTGGTAATCAGCACAATAAAATTGAGTTGGTTTGGTAGCTTAACCCCCGATTACCTCCCCTTTTACCCCACCCCACCCTCTTCATTTTGGTTTCGTTTTGTGTTTGATTTACCCCCCTTTTTTACCCCAACGAACCCCCCTACTTTTACCCCCAAACGAACCCCTACTTTTACCGCTACCCTACCCCCCTTATTCACGTGCATCGTTACACAAACATACAACATAAATACGACATATCCTAATACGCACACACATACGAGTAAAACACGCATACACGCATCGTAATACGCACACGCACACGCATACACACATTCGGGTACACGCATACGGATAGCGAACCCATATTTTTCTGTTTTAATTTACTAAATTTATTTACCTATGATTTTAAATATTTCGTCTTTAGTGAACCCTAACTTAGTAAGTTCAATAACCCTATCCATTGTGGCTTGTTTTTCCCTCTCTAAAGCAATTAATTTATCGGTTGTGGGTATTGTACTCGGTTGGGTTGGTAAAGTTGGCGTAGAGGGTTGTTTTTGTGCTCCTTGCTCTTGCCTTGCCCCTGGAATTATAACATAATCTACATACGTTTTGTTATCGGTTTTTTGTTTACCCTTTTCATCTTCCTCTATTTGGAAGTAAGCCCACGGACTTTCGCTATAATGCACACGAAAATATCGGTAACATTTCTCGTTCCAGAATAACTCCGCCTCATCGCTGTTGCCACTAAACCCAAACTCCTGAAAACCATCGTCAAAACGGAAAGTTATCTCTACGTTGTCAAAAATTGGCATCTTTATTTCGTCTAAAAAGTTCCACCACGCAAAGTTTTCACCGCTTGGAAATTTCTTTTTTATGCCGTCATCTACAAAATCCTTGTATAAAACATCAATATTTTGGGCAACAAACTTTAAGTCGTAACCCTTCGTTTTTTCGCTTAATACAGAGCACTTTTTAGCGAATTCACCCTTTGCCCACTTTACATTATGTTCCTTGCCGTAGCTACTCAATATACCCTGAAGTACATTGTATCTATTGGGTTTTCTTGGCGTCTTATTCACGCTTTTTTTTGATTT